AATTATTTAATTCTCTCACTTGTCGCCAAGCCGTTATAATGGTCGATTTGTTATTCAAAAGATATCCATAAACATTCATAGAACGTTGCACTAATGGTTCAATGTTTGTTGGTTTAACATCATATTGAAAAATAGATGTTTCAGTAGACAAATAAACAGTGGTCATTTTTGAACTAGGACTGTCCATAAAAAATGATTCATAAACATCAACATTTGGATATGTTTTGATAGAACCAATTTCAGTATAATAGAGATTTCCCTCGGTCTTACTTAAATCAAATGTCAATACTTTAGGAAGTGGTTTCAATTCAGTTTGCATCTGAAGCAATTGAAAAACAGTTCTGAAACCAGTATCCGTCATTACAAAATTATCAGATGCGATCTTCATTGCTTATTCACCCGTAATCTTTTTCATATCTGCATCAGATACAAGTTGATTCTTTTTAACATCCTCAAAATACTTTTTAGCAGTAGCACTAATCAATTCAGACAAATGTTTATCATTTTGTTTTAAGAGTTCAATAAATTTTCCCTTTTGTTCCTCTGGTTTCATTTCAATTCCCCACTTTTAAAGAGTTTCCTCATTTTCAGGCATTTCATTTTCAGATGATGTTGACCTAATATTGGCACCAATTTCAACTAATATTTTAGCCATATCTTGAATAGAAAATTCAGAATCATAAATAGTGCCTACAATTAAGTCTTCAAATGCCTTTTTAGCATTCTTTCCAATATTATCACCATAAGTAGAAAGTTTAGATTGAATTCTATTTCTCATATCAATTTCTTTTGGAGGCATTCCACCTTCAACGACTTCTGATTCTAAACCAAGTTCCTCTTGATCTTTCTCATCCTGATCTTTTTCAACATTATCAAGCAAATTTTCTAAATCATTTGCTAAAATAACTATCATAATTAAGCTCTTACAATCTTGTCAGCCCTAAATTGACAGTCAATAATCATAGGCCCGTCTTGAGAAACATCAAGAGAAAGATCACTAATACTCAAAGGAAATACACCAGTTAAATCCCACTTGAAACGCTCTGTCTGCATCGAAGGATCATAACAGGTAATGTTCATCATTTTCTTATAGTCGGCAGCAAGACCAATCTGCCCATTTTCATGTTTAAAAACAAGATTACGCCAATTGTAAAGAGCAGTCAAAGTATCGCCTTCTTGAACACCAACAATAAATGAAAGTTGGAATTCAATAGCTCCTTGTTGTCTACCACCAAAGTTCGTTTGACCACCAATCCATTGCAATTCAACAGGAGTTGATTTTGGAAGAGTTAGTGTGCATTTATTACACAACATGTTAATATCTTGTGAACCATCAACGCCAGAAACAACAACTCGATACGTGTTTAAACGCATTACGTCTGATGTGGTTGCTAATGGGTTCAAATAATTTTCAGCCATTGTTATAACACCTCAATATTCAAAATAAAAGAAATGGAGAGGAAGATATTTCTACCTCCCCATTATTAAGTTTTACCGATTATTAATTGTCGATAATAATTTCGCCAAGGGAAACTCCAGTAGGTGTAAGAATGAATCGAGTAATAACCTTTTCAGCTGCCTTAACAGGTTGTAGCCAAATTTCAGCAACCATTTCATTATTGTCAATATGATAAGGTGTATTTGTAGAACTATCACAACGAATACCAAAATCATAAAGACCTCTACGAGATTTAACATCATCAAGGAAAGGTTGAACCAACAATCTATAAGAAGTCCAAGTAATAGGATCATTAGGTTCAAATACAATATATTTAACAGCAGTGGCAAGAACCTTTGAAATATGAATCATCAAACGTCTTACATTGACTCTATCAAGAGCAGAAGGTTTACGTTGAAGAGTTCTTTGGCCCCAAGCCACAATTCCATCACCCTTGAAATCAACAATTGGATTAACAGAATTTTGAGTACCATACATTGCATCACGTTCACCAATTGTCAATGGTCTTTCAGTTGCAAGGGTATTAAACAGTCTACCACGATTAAGACCAGCAGGAGCCATCCAAGGTTCAGCCACCATATCAGAATAAGCATAAACACCAATCATCTTAACAGACGGTGGCACCCAAACTGGTCGTTTATTAAAAACATCATAGATTTTAATCCATGGATAATAAAGAGAAGCAAATGAAGAATTGTAAGCATTCAAGCTTGACCATTGACCATCACCATTTGACCAGTCAATAACCTGTTGAGGTGTCAAACCCTTAGGTGGATCGATCAAGCCAAAACAGTCATATCTTGTTTCACACATCTGGATAATCTTTTGTGATACTTCTGGATTACCAGCATAGTCAGGGCACAGACAAAGGTTAATATCAAAACCTTCTGGGTCAGCAAACTGTTCAATGCCATTAATGGCATCTACAGAACGAATGCCTTCAAGGTCAGCTTTACCACCAGTTAATGTATAAATTATACCAAGAATCGGAGAAACATTTTCTTCATTAACAATAGGTTCAATTGTAAAGTAAGAAGAAGCAAGTTTAATTGAAACATAATTCGTATCTTCGACATTGTCAAAAACCATTTGTGGCCAATTTTCAATAGGTGTTTGTGTTGTATATTGTGTTGGATCCCATACTTTTATACCATATCCAAGATATCTATCCTTATAAACAGTAAACTTCGTATTATTTGCCCATTCACCTTCTGAAACAGCAACAGCATCGCCATACTTTCTTAAGAATTGAGCAGTAATTAATGCCTGATTGGCAGGAGCATTTGCAAAGTTGATAACAAGTTCACCAGTATTATAGTTAATTATTCCATTTCCATTATTTGTGGCACCAACCGAAACAAGAAGCCCTTCACCATTATCTTTTAATGTAAGGGTTGATTCAACATAAATATCAACAGAACCCTTTGTCAAAGGAGCACCCATAACAGTTTCATTGAATGACTTTACAATACCATCACCATATTCGACAATGTCCATAAACTTTGAAGTATAAGTTGCCGTATAAACAACATTATTACCATCAGCATCTTTGGTATCAGGAGCTTTCATTAAAGCAACCTTAAAATCACCAGTGTCATAATCAATTTCATTATCACAAATGACAATATTACCAATCAAAAGACCATCTTTGTTGCCATCATAAACCTGATTGGCAGTGTTTGTATTTGGAGTATAGTAATCATAATTAACCTTGACATTATTAACACCTGTTAAAACAGGAACCTTGAAAGTAATGGAATATTTGCCTGTCGAGTAATTAACTGTTCCTGATCCACCATTAGAACCAATCAAAATACCTGAAAATCCATCTTCTGTAAATGTTTCTACACCATCAGTAAATACAACTTTACCAACGTTGCCATGAGTAAGAACACCTTCAAAAGTCTTCTTATTACCATCGCCAGAACCAACATTTTCATCATCAACAGAAGTATTTGTTTCCCAATAGAATGAAACAGAACCCGGAAGAACTTGCTCATTTACTGAACCAATCCAAGCTTTTCTATTGTTATCAACATAACCAACAAACTTGTCAAGGAACGTCGTATAGACATATTGAGTAGCAACAACTTTAGCTGTAATTAAAGGAGCACTGACAAAAGAAACACTCCAATTACCAGTCTTATAATTAATCGTTCCATCAACACCAGAACCATTTGAGCTTTCAAGAACACCCAAACCATTGTCAACAAAAGTTTCAACACCATCAGTAATAACAAGTGTCTTAGGCTTTAGTTGAGAATGTGGAAGGGTGCCCGTAAAAGCCTTCTTTGTTCCATCACCATTTTCCAATTGCAATCCCGTAATTTCAAATTCCTTATAGTTATAACGAATTCTGACACGAGAATTATTGGCAGGGCCAGTTTCAAACATAAAATTGTAAGTGCCTGAATCATAATCAATAAATTGTGGATAGGCAATTACACCACTTCCATAAAGATTGCCATTGCCATCATCAGCAATATTATGGTCGCCCAACGCCATTGTAATAGTTCCGGGGATAGCCGTCTTATTCAATGAACCAGTAATGATATATGAAGAACCATCAGGAGACCCGATATTCTCATTTAAAACTACTGAACCCATTGAAATTTCTGTAGAAGCTTTCTTTGCCTTTGGCCCAACCAATCTTTTAATCCACAACTGTGAACCAAATTCGAGATAGCTTAAACCAGCATAAGCAGAATATGAACCAAGTTTAGGAGTTCCGAATTTATCAATTTGTTGACGTGCCGTTGTAATAAGGGTTGGTGTGGTAGGCCCTTTTTCAAAAACACCAATGATAGCAGGAACCGTTTTACTAAGCCTTGGAGCATACAAACTAAAATCTAATTCTTCAAAATATACACCAGCAGAAACGTGTGTTCTCATTTGTATAATTCACCTCTGAAAATTTCAACATGTGTTCCTCTATTAAATTCATTTTTGAACATTGTTAATCCAAAATTTTTTCCGTGATATGAGTATAGTGTCCCATGTCAAAATGAATCTGTATGAGAATTTTATGTTGTGTCTTTCTATTTATTTCATCGTTCGATGTTCCATTATTATTTCCTGGATTTCCATTATTTGTCGTATTGGTTGAACCTGATTCATCATCATCTGGAATGTTGTTCATATCATCAGGGTTCGATGTATGAATCATTACATTATCCAAAATTTCAAATACGGTTTTCTTATTTGTTTCTGTTTTTGTCAACCAAGCAAACATTTTAATCGTTAATGTTGATCGGAATATTCTCATATTGTCATCCGACATTTCATCATAAGTTGATGAATCCGAAATATCATATCCTTCAACATAACCATTCATTTTAATTTCTCTATTTGCAATTGTGCCACGAACCGGAATAGACGGTTTCTTTTCCATTAACCAAAGCAATTGAACAATAATGTCCGTATGCATTCCTTGTGTTAATGACCAAACATCAACCTTGTAATTTATAACATATGGTAAAAAATCTGACCCATAAATATTCTTTTTATCTCTTGTATGTGTATGAATAAATGGCCTTGATAAATGGGTTTTTACAATTCCTGATGTTTCATGCCTTGAAAAACCTTCTCGGGTCACGGTCAGAATTGGCAATATTGGGGTATTATTATCAGACATATCAACAACGAGAGCCTTTTTTGATGGTGAAGCAAAAATAACTTGTGGCTTTCTTCCATCATCTTCACCATCATCAATTGTGATATTCTGTTTAAGATATTCAACTAATCCATTGTCATAAAGTCTTACGCTATTCATTCATAATCTTCTCCCATTCTGGAGAATTCATATATGGTTGCCAGATTGACCATGTATTATAATTTATAAATAAACAAGATGCATCCGTCCAAATTTCAGAATGCCTTTCGCCTAATTTAAATTCACCAATGGAACAGTGTCGTATTTCATTCTTTTCTGGATTTAAAAAATTCTGGTCAATTTGTTGAAGAAAAGGGGTTTGCTTTCGAAGATATTCATCACGAATTTCTTGAAGTGGTGTATTCATTCGGAACATTTGTCTTAATCTATTTATTTTTGCCTTATCTTCGTCTGGAATATCATTGATATTTTTCTGATAATAACTCAACATTAATTCCAACGCTTGATCAACCAGATTACTAAATTTTTTCAATCCTTCTGTAGATATGCCCTGTTCTGGAAGACTATAAAAATTCATAATTCTATTATAAAATTCGTCAAAAAATTGATTAAAATAATATAAATTTGATATGGCCATATCTTCGAGTTGATTTTCAAAAGAGAACCAAATATCCCTAGCCGAACAAATTCCTAAATTGGCACCATTTTCAGGGAATACAATAAAAAAGGTTCCACTTCCATATCGTCTTGCCATATCTGGATCAGTAGTGCAAATAAAAGATGAATCTCTTTTAGGAAAGTCTTTCCAGCTTGGTAGTAGGTGTGAGATTAAAAGAGTATAATAATTTGAAGTATTTTGACTTGCTCGTTTACCCGGTTTAATAATTGATATTTCTTTATTTAATTTTTCATCACCTCTAAAGATTTGGCACTTTTCTTTTTGTGATTTCTGATAGGCTTCTGAAAATCTTGTTTTAAATAATGTAGCCATTTTTTGCATATCATATTTCAATTCATTAACCTCATACGGTTCAACTTCTCGGGATAAAATTGAATCTAATTCTTTTAAAATATTCATTATTTTGTATCTCCCGTCCAATCACTTGTCGTAAGCATTTTGCTCCAGACAGATTGTTGAACAAACAAACAAGTGGCATCGGTCCAGACCTCGCCTGACGGTTCATCAGAATTTAGAAAATCTTCAATGAAACACCAACTATTTCCATTAGCTTGCGCATTCAGTAGATTTTTATCTAAACTCTCCAGAAAAGATTGACCATTTTGATGATATTCATACAATTTCCAAAAAAGTAATCTATTTCTATTTTGAAGATTGATTGCAATTCGTTTTTGTTTAGCTGTTAAATTTTCCGAATTATTTAACTTGTCTATTATGTTAAAAGCTTCATTGACAATTTTATCAAATTGTATCCATTTTTTCGGAGTTGATAATATGGAATCTACGTCATCTTCTGCTACTTTACCAACATCACTCATGATACAATTATAAAAATGTTCTAATTCATCATTCAAATCGGATAGATCATATATTTCTAATGGTTTTAATTGAGTATTACAACTTTCCCAAAAATCTCTTTTAGAACAAATTCCTAATTTAGCTCCATTTTCTGGGAATATTAAATATGCATTGTTCATATCACAATAAAACTCTGCTTGATCTTTGTTTGTAGTGCATATAAAAGAAGAATCTCTTTTAGGGAAGTCTTTCCAACTTGGTAATAAATGTGATATTAAAACAGTGTAATAATTGGAAGTGTTTTGACTTTTCCTTTTTCCCGGTTTAATAATAGCCGAATCTACAGTTAAATTTCTATCACCACGATATATTATGTTCCCTTTTATAGCACACTGATAAGCCTCGGAAAATTTTGTTTTAAATAATTGATCAATCTTTTTTAAATCAATATCTGATGATTTAACTTTAGAGGGTTTTACTTCTTTAGATAAAATTGAATCTAATTCATTTATTTTAATCATAAAATCACCATTTTCATATAAAAAATAGGCAGGATTCTCTTAGAGAATTCTACCTATTAATTTTTTAATCTAGAAACTTTTTGTCTTTATCTTCTACTTGAATAGCAGCAATTTGACTAACCACAATCGTTACGCGTTCTGACCATGGTTCACCTTCAATTTTACTTGGTTTTTTTAAATCAATAACATATTCAGAAGATGCATCATTCTTACCTTTAATGTAAGAATCATAAATCTTTTCAATTTCACTGATCGGAACCGTTTGAACAATGCTCTTGCCACTATTCAGAGTAAAAATCATTTTCTTTTCTTTCTTCATTATTAATTCTCCTTCGATTTAAATATAGATTCATCATTAAAACAATTCAAAACTGACATACTCTCAACCTAAAGGTCTAAGTTTTATGGTTATCATAAGACATTGCCATATAGGGGTATCAGTGCTCCCCTTGCATATATCTCTTTCTATATGCAATTGATCTTACTGATATTATATGCAGCATTAACATCAGCATGATCAACGTGGCCACAAATGGGACACTTAAATGATTTTTTATCTCGGATTCCTTCATGTCCACATTTAGAACAATGACTACTTGTATTATGTGGATCAACATAAGAAACTTTGATACCGGCTAAAAGAGCTTTGTATTTCAAAAAATTCTGAAATTGATAAAAGCTCCAAGAGTTTACGATACCACGAGATTGTTTTTGATATGTATTTTTCTTATTTGTATTTTTACGAATATTAGTTAAATTTTCAAGTTTAATTTCACATTGATATTTCTTAGCTTCATTTACAACATGCCGTGAACATTTATGATTTATATCTTTAACAATATTCTTTTCTCTGTTTTTAATCTTTTTTAAATGATTATACTTTTGTTTCTTTTGAAGTTTTTTTCTAATATCCTTATATTTCTTACGAACATGTGATTCTTTTTTACCCAATTTAATTATCTTATTGATATTTGAAATAACTCCAACAACAGTGTGTCCAGTAGCATTTAAATCAATACCCATAACATTTTGAATTTCAATTTCTTTCTGCGGTTCAATTTCAATTGAAATATAATAATATTGTTTATTGATTTCAATTTGATTTATTTTCTGAAATTTATATCGACAATCTGAAAAATCAATATATTTCTTCAAACATGGAATATAGATTGTTTTATATTCTTTTAAATATTTAATTCCTTGATTGGGAATACATAAATTTACAGATTTAACATTTTTGCATTTTTTATTTCGACCATATTTTCTTAAAATTTGATTACTAATTATAGATTTTAATCCAAAATGGGCAACAGCTTTAGATGTTATGACGCCTTTGTTATGAATAGAAAATTGAGCAATTTGGAATGCTTTTACAATTCACTATCAAAATTTTCATTATGTTTTATTTTAATGGTTAGAATCATCTTTAAACACCTTTTTGATTTTCAATATATTTTTTAATAACTTCTAAAGATACTGTCCCAACAGAAGCAATAAATTTTCCATGTGTCCATAAACAAGGAAGCCTTTTCTTTAATTCGGGAAATTCTTCTCTTAAAATTTTTGAAAGATAATCCTTTATATTTGAAACTATAGCATGAATATGAATATTGGCACTACATTGAATCAAAAGATGAACATGATCTGGCATCGTTTCTATTTCGATAACTGAATAATGGTATTCGTTTTGTTGTTGATAAACCAATTCCTTTAATCTTAATTGAATTGGTTCAGTCAAGACTTTTCTTCTATATTTTGGACAGAAAATAATATGATAGATACATCGTGAAACTAAATGATTTTCCGAAATATACAAGGTTTCTGGAGTTAATAAATTCATTTTGTAGCCCCCTTTCGTCTACTATTAACTTCTTTTTTGTCGGAATTTTTTGGGCCAATATCGGCGGTCAGGACCGCCGATATTCATATCAGCCTATAAAGGTCTGATCTTTCTGCCAATTTTCAAAAGTATTCAAAAGTAAATTTTTATATTGTTCTAAAATCTTTTCATCTGAATTGTAAGCTCTTTCAATTCCTTCTTCAATTAAGGGATATTTATCTCTTGTGTTCACTGGATTTTCATGCAACATTCTATGAACACAATGAAGAAGGGGAACATACGAAACACATCCACTCATGTGCAAATCAAAAATTACCATTGTTAAATAGATGGTATTTAATGGCAATTTATTGTCAATAAAATAGTCCACAGTATTTTGACATATATCATACAATGTTCTGCCATAATGATGAACTTCAATATGTGCTTGATCATCGGTTGTTGATAATCCAGTTGCAGCACATACTTCTCTATTTATTGTTGACAACCAAACTTTGTATTCTTGAGATGATCGAAATAATTTTTCAACATCCTTGATTAACTTTTCATATTCTTGGTTATCATATAATTCGTAAAACAGTTCTGGTTTCATTTTAACTACCCAATTAACAATATTGATTCCGGGAACTTGTATCTAGCTTTCAATTCTTCAATTAACTCTTTTTCTTTTTCATCAGCTTCACCTAACAATGTTGATGCATCATTATCTAATGAACCAACAGCTAATTGAACTCCACTAAATTTCCCTCTAATACGTGCTAACATTTTAGCAACTTTACATTGAACAAACTGAATAAACCAATTTATTTCATAAGAATTTAATGAAGATAAATCTTCTGTATGAGGCACTGCCAACTTAGCAGCCACTAACCCTTGATACATAGGAGTTGGCGTAATTCTTACAATATTTGGTTCAATCAATTCTTTTGCTAAATCTAATCCAAATGCTTTATTGACTGTATCATATTGAAGAAAGTTTGTAATATAATCTGTCATGACTGTTATATCCGATTTAGCTGCCAAAGAAAGTGGTTGTCTCATTAAAACTTCCCAAGGAATTCCCATACCAATTAAATAATTGATATCAAGGTAAATATCAACGACACTGTTAATCTTTGGATAATCAGCCAATTCATAATCAGACTTCATTGGAAAAATCTGAAACCTTGGATAAACAATTCTTGGTGCATAGATATTCAAAACATCAACAGCTTTTTTAATTGCCATTACAAGATTGTTTTCTGTAATTTCAACTGATACACTTGGATATCCAAATTCTGATAAGGCCCTCATTTTTAATTCTTCAAAATCGGAATCATCCAATTGAATATTTGGGAGTTTATTAAAAATTCCCATTTTTTATCATCCTTTATTATTCAGACTTACGAGGTTTTCTTGGCTTCCTCACAGGCTCTTTTTTTTCTGACTCTTCTTTTTCTACTTCTTGAACAGGTTCTTTTTCTTTTTCAACTTCCTTTACAACTTCTGGAGTTGGCTTTTCAACAGGTTTTTCGGAAAATGCCAATACTGTAATCTTTCGATATTCCAATAGGAATTGAATATCATAATCAGAAAGATTCTTTTCACTTTGAACAAAAATCTCCCCTGCTTTATACTCCAATCCATTATGTGAAAATCCATTCACAACTGTAAATTTTTTCATTTATTAATGGTCGAGGAAAATGCTAAGTCTTGCTTAGCATATGAATCGACCTTTTCACCTCACTTATCCATGATTTTCGACTAGAAACTCTAATTATTTTATCAACTTTCGGCATTGGCTTAAGATCAATACCTTTGTTATCAATTCCCATTAAAGCAAAATAACCAGACGATCTTCTACCTTTAATGAAATATTCTTTTCCAAGATATCTGACTTTATCAAACTTTCTAAACCCAAATAGTTTTCCAGTTGGTATTCTTTTTTCAGATCGAATTCCTTTAGTCTGCTGATAATCACCTTTAGAAACACAACGTTTATAAATTACACTATCAATTTTGTTGAAATAAGCAGGATTACCTTGACAAGCTATCACTACAGCATCAATGTAATGCTCTTTTGGAAGTTCAAAGAATTGTCTATGTTCTTTAGTTATGTATCCAAAAGTTTCTTCCGCATTAGGTAATCTTTTTAACAATTGAATTCTAATACTATTCATCTGGGTTGCATGTTTCAAATTACCCTTAACCTTACCATTATTCAGTTTGATCTTTCCATCATGAACTGCATCGTGGCATGTTTTACAAAGAGTAATTAAGTTATCGGGTTCATCGGAGCCGTTATTGCTTCTAAAGATTATATGATGAACTTCAAGTTTTTTATCTTTTGATTTGCCTTTACAATGTTGGCATTTGTAGGAATCTCTATCTAAAACAAAAGCTTTAGTATTTGCAAAACCGTAGTTAGTTCCTTTTTGATAACCCCATTTTCGTATATTCTTATTATGAAGAGCAGGGTTTTTCATTAAATGTGGATCAAAATTACCAGTTTCTATTACTAATTGAGTTATTGGAAGAATTGATTTAACAAAGTTGATTTCTTTGAAATGACTATTAAATTTGCTAATCATAGTAGGTGAAAATCTATCTTTTCTACGAGAATTCTTCCTATTAGCCCAACGAGCTTTACGGTATCGAATTTTTCGATTTCTTCTATTACGTCTGTATTTGCTACGTTGTTTCATCTTATCGGTAATATCATTTCTAATCGTAATTTCAGACATATAAACCACTTCTTCTTTATCATTAACGACCGCACTACCTATTTTATCACCACCAGTATCAACCCCATGAGTTAGAGATTGTTTAGCTTGTCCACTACCGTATAAAAGTTTAATAGTAAATGGAGTTATTCTAATTACTTTAGCTTTGCCAAATTTTAATAAAATTCTGGCTTTTCTAGGTGAACAAGGCATCAAGGGTTTTCCATGCTTATTAATAACGTAAACTACCATAAAGTGTTTATCTCCTTTATACAAAGAAGTTATGCCTATTCAGTCAGTTGGAGTGCTGAATGAAATTGGACTTCCTCTCGATCAGTTAAGTTGGCTTCGCAATGTGGTTGACTATTCCGTTCTGCCTTGGAATTGTTTACAGAGCCACGAAAGTGCATTGAACTGAGGCGACATTCAAAGGTTTCTACATCCAACTTAACGACTACCAGCTTTCTAAAACTCCTACTGGTGATCTGGTAAAGATGACCTTCTAATTGAATTCAATTAGAAGGTGCTAAGTCTTGCTTAGCACAGCTTTACTTATAAATCCCCCTAATCTTTAATACCCCATATTGCTTTCAGTGATTGTGCGGTTATTTGTTTTCTTTCACCATCTACCTGTGGACTACTATTAACTTCATTTTTTTCTCGTGATCTAGAATCAATTTGTAGAATTTCCTCAAGCTCTTCATCTGACAGATTATATTTTTTATCAATTCCACTATACTTTTTAAGAAGGTGAGTTGTCTGTTCCTGAACTTTTTGGGATTCTACATTTCCATATAGACTATTAAATGCTTCTTTAATGTCTGTTCTTAAAAGGTCTTTTAATTTCATAAAAGCCCACATTGTATGACCATAGGATAATACTAAGTCATCTTTTCTGGCTCCTGCAACTCTACCATGTTTGTCATAAATGAATGTTAAAAATTGCATTAAAAGTCTTTCGGATTTAATAATACCTAATTGTTTTTCTCCAATCAATTCCGAATTCTGAATTTGTTCAAATGAACGTTCGTCTTTAACATTTAACAAATTTGAATATTTTTCAAGTAATGTATTCTTCATGTTTGTCAATAGAAGATTTCTTGTTTCTCCTGTCAAATTTGTGCCATAGTCTAATACTTGAATAGCTTTCTTTTTCTGTTTTGAATTTCTCACTGTATGTTTTTGATCAATTAAATCATTGGGATTGCCATCTCTAAATAATTTCCCTCTAATTGTTGGATCAATTCTTAATAATTTATCAATGATAATTTTACCTAAGGCATTTCGTTCAACATTCATCCAAGCATTGTTATACATTTTTTGATATTTTAAAAGAATGTCAACATAATCATCAGGAATAATTGTATCACAAGCAAATTCAGCTACCTGTTCTAATGTATATCCATCAATGATTTGAAAAGCTGAATCATCATTTCCAGTCCCATAAGCAGTATCAACACCAATTACATAAGGTCTTTTTTCAATGGGTTCTTGCCATATCCACAAATTATTATCTTCCAGTTTCTTAATTGGTTCTTCAATATCAATTTTTTCAAGTAAGAAGCCTGGGATATAAGTATCACCAGAAGCTTCAAATGATAATTCAAGTTCTTGTCGAATAGCTCTTTGATCCCAATTTAATGCTTTACAATTTTCCAAATACCATTCTTTTGTGCAATCTGGAATACTACTCCAATGAACACGTAAAGGATGAAAATTGTTTTTACCACTAACAGAATTTTGATACATATTATAATACCATTCACCTGTTCCAGCCATACCATTCGGAGTTGATATAATAAGTATTCCATAAGGTTTTTTTGAAGTAGTATCAACTGCTTTTGATATGGTTGGATAAATAGCTTTATAAACATTTTCAACGTTTTCTGTATGAGCCGCTTCATCAAGAATCAATAAACTAATTGATTCACCTCTAGAGGCTTGTTCCGTAGCAGGGAGTGCTGTGATAGTGCTCCCATTAGTAAATGCCATTTCTGATTCATTGTCTTTAGTTCCATTTTCTGTCTTATTTCTTGTTGATGTTGGTGGCAAAAATTCATCTATATACCATTGTGGTAATGCTCGAAACATTTGTTTGATCTTTTTTAAAAACTTCTTAGCATTTCTAGCACCAGCCGAAACAATTAGAATATTGTAATTTGAAAAATGTAGAGCTGACCACAAAGCAAGTGCTTGAACAATGGTTGAAGCACCGACCTGTCTACTTTTTAAAATAATTAAATTGTGTTTATTACAATATTTTTTAATGAGATTCTTCTGAAAATCATACAATGGAAATGGAATTCTTCCATTTTTTTGAGTAATAATTTTAACATTATCTAAGGTAAATTTGATCGGATCACGTCTATATGATATGTATTGTTCAATTTGATTTTCCGTAAGCATAATTTGTCAACCTCCACATAAGTTAATTTTAGAAATTTTGAGTTTCGTAAAAATATGGAGTTGATAAAAATGAATCAAGAATTTTTTGAAGATTTGTCGCCGGAAGATGATTCTTCAGCTGAAAAATATATGAGGTGGCCTTTTAAAGAAGACGATTGGTTAATAAATCTTGTTATGACCAATCCAAATTATTTAGATCGGATTATGACTTTAAGAGATTATAGTGTTAGAAATGTTGATATCATCATGCTTGAAATAATTGATGCTGTTAGACTTTACAGAGAAGAAAAACAAGAACAAAATCCTTCTTTTGTCAAGAAAAGAAAATATCTCAAAGAAAATCTTAACAATAAGAAAATTCAAATTACATTGGAAGATGAATTAGAACTCAAGTCAAATATAGAAAAATACAAATTATATAGTTTGATCCATTGGTTGCATCTAAATAGAAATCCTCGAATAGTAGAACACTGTGCCATTCAAAAATATAATATCTTAGATGTTATATATCCAAAAGTTCAATTGTCAATTCGAAAAGTTATTGGATCAAAAGTCTACGAACCAATAATGGATGAATTTGAAGAAGCTGTCAATAATGCTTGGATAAGTATTATCAAATACCTTACAAAAATTGATACAACAAAAGTTATGTTCAGCATTTTTGTTGCCACTGCTCATAGGAGTGCTCTTTATTTAAAAGCCCTAATCAATCAACATAATTATCATCATCAGACTTTAACAGATTATAAATTTTACAATAATATTGAAGCTTTGGATGACGAATCGGTTATGGATACAAAAACATATCAAAATAATCATCTAGAAGAAGAAAGCATGGAAGATTATTTGGCCGGATTGATTGATGATGAAAATGATTTTGAAGAACGTTTAGAAGAAATTGAATCTTCAAATACTGAATCCAACATGACAACCTTAAAATCAAATATTCTATCTTATTCATTTACCGTATTATCATCATCTAGAAAACCATCAATTCAAAAAATCTTAGCTGAATTTTTCATTGATATTATTAATAAAAACATTTCTAAAGAACTTATTGAACGAAATGCTACGACCATTATTAATACAATGGACATGTATGACGGCACAATAAATCAAATTAATTGTGATACGAATAATAAGAAATTTTATAAACTCTTTCGGGATTTTCTTCAATTCAAAATACAACATAAAATTGAAAAATTTACAAACCTTCAAGGCAAACAACTAAATAAAAAAGAAGGCAAGAAAATTTCAAAATCATCTTATTATGTTGAATTGACGAAAAAAGAAAGAGATTCCATGAAACTTCTTCTTCAAAATAAGGATAAAATTGTTCAGGAATTGATGGAATTTCGAAACCAATGTTTGAATTATAATATCAAATAAGGTGATATTAAATGAGTGGAAGGTATAGTTATTTGAGAAAGAATAAAGATTTTGAAGGTGTTAAAAAGATTCTGAATGAAAAATATGATGGCAATTTATTTAGACTCAAGGATGCCGAAGAAGATTATCGGATCATTTGTGAACTAAATAAATGTCATAATAAAGTCAGACAAATTAAAAAAGAGCCAATTATTTCTTCTGAAAGATCATATACATTAATTGATTTCAATCAAGATGAAATGTCTTATGTAGTCAATCAACAACCAATTCTTTCAGCTAGCTTGGACAGTATTGCTTATAGAAGATTATTACCTGATAGACCATCAAACATCTTTCTAAAACTTCGACAAAAAGAAAATTCCAAAGGAACTAAAAATGTTGATAAGATATTTGCCTTTTTACAAAATCTTGTTATGAGATCAAATTTTCAAGTTTCTTCAATTGTCAATGATCGAGCAAATGGAATTATTAAATTCAACACAATTCAAAGTGATGCCATTCATGGAAGCACAAGACAATATGCAACAATATATTTAAATAAAAATGCTTATGTGAATATGGATGAATTGGTTCGTGGTGAACTTAAAAGACTTTTAGATAATCAAATGTTATATGCTTTCTTTACTCTCTATGGATTCAGTAAATTTTTCATCAGATGTAATTGTAGGGAGTATTTGAATAATTTCAGTAGAAAAGATTCTGGTGCAAATTATTTTTGTAATCATGCTATGTGGTCAATGTCTGTTCTTCCATATTATCTTTATTATTCACTATCCTAAAGGATTTGACGTTAATGAAAAAGATTGTATTATCTGCTAAATTTGAAACATTTATTGATGAATCAAATTTACAATTTTCAGAATCAAAAGGATTGCACCTAAATTCTTCTGATTGGAAACCTTACATTAAAATGAAACATCCAGATATTTTCAAGTTCATTTCTTCTGGCCTTTTGGTGTCATATACTCATAGTGATATATCAAGAAAGACTTATCAACAAGGATATAGAAATACGGAATACAGAACAATACTCTTGGCTGGATTTTACCTATCCTTGGTTGGAGTTTCTAACGATAAAATCTCTGATTTTCTAACCAAATTAATGAAGAAGACCAATTGGAGAATTAGGTGCAACTGTCCGGCAATGGTATTTTGGGGATTTAATTATATTCTAACAAAAGAAAATTCAATTCTTGGGCCGGGTGAATCAAGAAAACCAGTCAAAAGAAATCCTCATTTAGATGGAATTTGTTGTAAACATCTTTGGGTTTCTTTAAATTACCTTCATCAGAAAATGGAAGAAATTGTTAAAAATATTCTTCTGACTATTCGGAATTTTTATGGTGTTCAATCAGAACACGGAAGACAACAAGTATTAAAAAAAGTTAAAATAACTGGATTAAAAAAGTTATTGAATGATGTAAAAACAGCAATAATAAAAATTGATAAGTCTCTTTCACCAGAATTTGACAATCTTACTAAAGGAATTAAGATGGACTATTTTGGAAAACAGGAAGAGCACAAAAAGGATGTTGAACAAAATGGCAAGGAAACCGAAACCATCAACACGGAAGATGGAAATAGACGAGCGACTAGAGGAACATTTAGAAAGAATTGAAGAGGATATCAATCTAGTAGAAGAAAGAGATGAAAGGGTTGAAGAAGTATTGTTAAATCTTCTTTCAAAGTTCCAATCATTTCAAGACCCTCGTTCTCTTAAATCAACAAATATTGATGCAATGACAAAATTGATGGATTTATATACTTCATTGCCAGCCAAAAGAGCACAATTAAGGAAAACCATTATTGATACATTAATGAAGAAACAAGACCTCAAACAAAGAAAAGAAGAATCGGAAAACTTAAAAGATACAGTTGGTATTACGATGTCAAGCATTCTTGGGATGATTGAAAAATCTACAAATTGTTTTCCTTCATACGAAGATGATGGCCAATAAAATCTGGTGGTGAACATTAATGGATGAAAGTGAAGCTGTGCTAAGCGAGACTTAGCACCTTCTAATTGAATTTGATTAGAGGGTCATCTTCACCAGATCACCAGTAGGAGTTTAAAAAACCGGTAGCCGTTAAGTTGGATGTAGAAACCTTTGAATGTCGCCTCAGTTCAATGCTCTTTCGTGGCTCTGTAAACAGTCTTAAGGCAGAATGAGACAGTCAACCACAATGCGAAGCCTTCTTAACTGATCGAGAGGAAGTCCAATTTTAACTAGCACTCCAACTAGTTAAATAGGCATAACTTCTTTGTATAAAGGAGATAAACTTTATGGTAGTTTATGTTATTAACAAACATGGAAAACCATTAATGCCATGTTCACCTAGAAAAGCAAGAATTTTATTAAAACTTGGTAAAGCAAAAGTAATTAGAAGAACTCCATTCACTATCAAACTTTTATATGGCTCTAGTGGCTATAAGCAGTCATTAACTCATGGTATTGATACTGGTAGTAGTGAAATTGGTAGTGCGGTTGTTAATGATAAAGAAGAAGTTATCTATATGTCTGAAATTACTATTAGAAATGACATCACCAAAACTATGAAAAGCAGGGCTACTGCTCGTAGAAATAGAAGAAATAGAAAAACTAGATATCGTAAAGCTCGTTGGGCTAATAGGAAGAATTCTATTAAAAAAGATAGGTTTTCTCCTACAATGGTTAGTAAATTCAATAGTCATTTGAAAGAAATCAATTTTGTTAAATCAATTCTTCCAATAACTAAATTGATTATTGAAACTGCTAACTTCGATCCACATTTAATGAAAAATCCTGCTTTATATAATGAAAAAATAAAGAAATGGGCTTATCAAAGAGGAACTAACTACGGTTTTGCAAATACTAAAGCATTTATTTTAGATAGAGATTCTTACAAATGTCAACATTGTAAAGGTAAATCCAAAGATAAAAGATTAGAAGTACATCATATTATTTTTAGAAGTAATAATGGTTCCGATGAGCCTGATAATTTAATCACTCTCTGTAAAACATGTCATGATGCAGTTCATGATGGAAAGATTGTTATTAATGGTGGAAAAGTTAAAGGCAATCTAAAACATGCTACGCAGATGAATAGCATTAGGTTTCAATTAATGAAAAGATTGCCTGAAGCCATTGAAACTCATGGATATGTAACTAAAGAAAATCGATTTAATTTAGGTTACCCAAAGGAACATTATATTGATGCAGTAGTGATAGCTTGTCAAGGTAACCCTGTAACTTTTAAGACTGATAATGTGATTTATAAGAGATGCGTTTCTAAAGGTGATTATCAGCAGACTAAAGGAATTCGATCTGAAAAAGGAATACCAACTGGAAAGTTGTTTGGATTTAGAAAATTTGATAAAGTCAGATATCTTGGAAAAGAGTATTTTATTAAAGGAAGAATGTCAACAGGTTTTGCAATTTTAATGGGTATTGATAATATTAAATTATCATTAAAACCAATACCTAAATTTAGTAAGATGGAAAGGATAGCTAGTAGAAAATCATGGATAATCGATCAATCAAGAATGATTCATATGCTAAGCAAGACTTAGCATTTTTCTCATCTGGTTTGTATAAAAAGCCTCTTTTGTCTGGATTAAGAGAGAAACTTCAAAAGCTAATAAATGTTTTTGTTGTTCAAAAGAAAGAGGAATCTGCTTATGATATAAATAATAACACATTAAATATAGCAAAGATATTGGACGATGAAGGAATTAACCATTTATTTAAATCATTTGAATTTTCATCATTTCAATATGAAAAATTATTTGATTTGGAAATGGGAAGAGTTGGAAGGTATAAAGATTATGAATCTATCATAATGAGAATACCAGAAGCTAATAAGGCAGTCACGATTATTTCCGATTCTGTTTTGGCACCTAATATTGGCAACAAAACAAATACACTTCATCTTGATCCAGTTCAAGGCCCAATTGGTAAAAAAGGATTGGAAATTGTTAAATTAATTCTGGATAAAACAAAAATGGAACTGAAAATTCTTCCATCATTTGTTTTTGGAACATGTTTATATGGTGATACATTTATTGAAATTAAAAAAACTCTCGATAGTCCAAAGTTTATTATTCATGATCCAAAGAAATGTATTCTTTTGTTTGATAAAATGACTGATATTGAATTGGGTTTGATTGTCCAATTGGATGTGAATCAAAAATCATTATTAGTTGATTTATTGGCTAAGAATTTGCCCACATTGCAAATTGAATTACCACAACAAAGAAGAAATACGGTTGTTGTTTCTTCTGAAACAAAAAAACCAATGTCAGAAAGGGAAATTCAAGATCTTACATTAATTATAAATGATGCAGTTAAAGAAATGGGAGCAAAGATTAAATATATTCAACCATCTCATTATGTTCACATGTCAATTACAAGTAATAACATGTATTCACCTTATGGCACTAGTGTTCTTGACGCTGTCAGATCAATTGCAAAACAACTTCTATTAAATGAAGCTGCATTATCCATTGCTCGCGTAACAAGAGCACCTTCAAGGAAGTTATTTGGTGTTGAATGTGGAAATATGCCAGAAGCTGAAGTCCCTTCTTTTATGGAAGGTGTTAAGAATCAAATAAAAAGGGAAAAAGTAATTGACACTTCAAAAGGGTTGTCAATCGATTCCATTCCTGATCTTTTATCAATTGATGAAGATTATTGGTCAAGAACCGTTGGGGGCACATCACTCTTAACAATTGAAAGTATTCCAGGCGATGACCTTTCGACAAATATTGAAGATATGGAATACTGGAAAAAGAAACTTTTAAGCTCTCTTGGAGTTCCACCTGCATATTTAGCTAATGAAGAAGGAACTAGCACAAGAGCATTATTGACATTGGAAGATGTAAATTTTGCCCGACAAATTAAAAAACTTCAAACAGATGTTAATATTGGATTAAATCAATTGGTTGACAATTGTTTAATCATTATGGGATACCCTGAATTGGTTGGTTCCGTCACCATTTCATTGCCAGAACCACAAAATCTTGAAGATAATATTCGTTTAGAAAATATGAGTAATAGAATTTCGGTTGCTAGTGATTTAAAGGGAATGATACCAAATATTTCAATGAAATGGCTAGCCAAAAATATCATTGGTTTGACGGAAGAAGAATTGCAGGAAATGGAAAAAGAAAAGGAAGAAGAAAAGAAGATGACAATATTTAAGAATCCAGAAGATGAAAACATGGGAGAAATGGGTGGGTCATCTGGTGGTGGATTTGGCGATGTAGAAACATTTGGGGAATCTGATTTTGGTTCGGAAGAACCAGAAGAAACGACAGAGGAAGAATTACCACAAATGGGCGGAGAAGAATCTGGTATGGAAACATCAGAAACAGTCTCACCAGAAAGTTAAAAAGAAGAAATTAAACTAGATATTTAGTTTCATTATATATGGGGGTTAAAAAATATGCCAAATTTCGATCCAAGAAATCAACTTTTATCTGATATTTCTTCTGGGATTGATTCGGTTGCAAGTCTTAGTGATGATATGTCGGATTCAGATAAAGCTATTCTTGAAAATATTAAATTGAATGTGCCTAATTTGGATACCAATACGTTATTTATGATTCGTGAATATATCACTGCCAATCTTCAAGACTGTCTTTCAAATTATTCTCCTTTGGTATCTGAAGAGTTGGATACAACCGATGAAACAAAAGAAATGCCAGAAGGAACGCCAAGTGAAGAACCTGAAATGGAAATGCCAGAAGAGGATACAAATGAAAGCCAAGGAATGTTGGATAAACTAACTGAAATTTCTGACTATGCTCAAGAAATTGTTGATCTTGTTCAAAATGCTATTGATAATGTCAGTGATATGGATATTGTGACGCAGTTAATCAATATTAAACTTTTTGTCAATGATAAACTTGATGAATTTAATACTTTCACAAATACCGAATCTTCGGGTGAGGTTAATATGGAAGAAGTTTTAACACAACTTGAAGAATTTAAATCGAAATTGGAAGGGTATTCCCAACTTGTTGAAAACATTACAATGGAAGAAACAAGTGAAGATATTTCAACTCCTGAAAATTTAGAAAATAATACGGTGGAAAATCAAGAAGAAAATGTTCAACTCCAAAAAGAAGAAGTTGAATTAAGTTCAATGGTTGTAGCAGAAGAAGAACAGGAAGATGAAAATTTAATTGAACCTGAAACTTCTGAATCTGAAGGCTTACCAATAGAAACCATGAAAGATGAATCAGAAGGTTCATCAGATGTTAATGCACAATTTGAAGAATTGAAAAAGTCCATTGAGGAAATCTCTCAAAACATTTCAACAAATAATCCTGAAATGTCAACATCATTAGAAAATGTTCAAGAAAAAATTGAAAACCTTCAAGAACAGATCGTGGGTGGTTCCGAAGAAATTGAGCCTGAAAATGATGAATTCATGGATGATGATTTTGAACCAATGGAAGATGATGAAAATATTTCAATGGGATCAAAACAATCACCAACTGGTGAGGCTCAATCAATTGAAGAACAGTTGGCAAGGATGCAAAAGGTTCTTAATAAGAAACCAACACCTGTTCAGGCCGATAATGACATTATAATGCCTTCTGATGGCGAAACAGAATTGAACAATGAAATGGCTCCAGAATCAAATGATAATATGGAAATTGTTCAGGAACTTAGAAATCTTTCTTTCAAGTATGGCAAACCCGAATTTGAAGGTAAACCAGAAATGGAATTATCAGAAGCTTTAGCAACTCTTTCCGAGAGTATTGAAGACAATGATAAGGTCAGTATTGATAACAATGTTGAAGCCGTTACAGTAATGGTTGCCATAATGGATAAAATAGTTAAAAATGAAATTATGGATGTTGTAAATAAGATTGGTCAGACGGATGAAGTTGAAATAAATCCAGAACCAATGTTAGAAGAAGGCAATACGTCCTTTGAAGAAGGTAATACAGATGAGATCATTAATTAGAACTGTTGTATCTCCAAAATTAGAATATACAATTGTGGCTTCTTCTACATCCAAAGAAGATAAATCCCTTCTTGGGCCAAAAGTCGTGGTCGATTGTGTATTTCAGGAAGCAGACGTTCCAAATGCTAATGGCCATATGTTTCCTAAATCTGGTTTAATGTCAGCTATTCAAAAGGCTGGTTCAATTATTACAGATCGAAGATTGTTGGGTGAATTAGATCATCCCGACGATATTACAGATGTTAATAGATTAGCTACGGTAATGTTAAAGAATGTTGCTATGGTTATTTCTGATTTGAGAATGGATGGCAGCCATGTTGTTGGAAGATTTGAAACTCTTGATACTCCCAATGGTGTAATTCTTTCATCCCTTCTGAGAGATAAGGTTAAAGTAGGCGTTTCAATTAGAGCGCTTACAGAACAAGATATTTCTTATGATAATTCTAACGTAAATAAGATCAATCAATTTGAATTGGTGACTTATGATGCTGTTCATAATCCGGCATATTCTGATGCTTTTGTTTCTTCAATCGTTTCTAAAACAGTTTTTCCAGTGGGAAATTTAGAAGTTAATAACAACTTACTTACCCTTGCAAGGGAAGAATTAAAAGAATTCTTGAGTGAATATACAAAGTTAATAGTTGCAAAAATGAGGAGAGGATAACGGATGCCTAACATTACAATGAGAGATTTGACAAATGGAGCATTGGCCAGTATTGATGAAACCGATGTTGCAAATGAATTTAGCAATCTAGATGTTGAATTTGGATATGCATTAATGCAAAAACAAAATAGGTTGAATGAAATTATTTCAACAACCGAAAATGTTGAGAGTGAAACCAAATCTCTTCAAGAACAAAATTCATTTTTGGAAAAATCTTTAAAAAGTGCTCAAGAAGACATTCTAAAAATCATAAATTAATCTATAATATGCATCCGAATATTTGAGGTGAATTGTTAATGAAAAAGAATTCCATGCTTACAGGCCTTATGGCAGAAGTTTTGGATGAATTGAAGAACGAAGAAATGATGGAAACGACTTCAGTTGATGGAACAGAGGATTTAAATTCTGATCCTAACATTCAGGAAAAGAAGGAAGAAATCGCTAATGAAGAAGTCAAAGAAGAATTAAGCGATTCAGAACCTAAAAATTACAACTTCCTTGGTATTGATATTGTTGTTAATACTGATGAAGAAGGTAAACAAGTTATCACTTTTACAAAGGATGACTTTACAATTACAAAAGAAGTTGAGAATGTAGACTTCCAGAATATCATTACTTCTTTACAGGACTATATTGTTGCTCTTCATGAAAAGAATGATGGTGGTATGGGTGAGGAAGAATCAGAGAACCTTGAAGAAAATTCAGAAAACCCCTCGGAAATGGACGAGGAAATGCCTGAATTGGATGAGGACATGTCAGAAGAAGAGAAACAGCTTGCAATGGAATCTCATAGATTGATTGCCAATATTTACAAATCAAACAAGTTCAAACTTATTGAAATGGCTAAACTTGGCTATTCATTTAAGAAATATGTTTTGGCTAATCTTCGTGAAGAATTGTTTGCTAACAACATCAAAGGATATATTGAAAAGAATAAAAATATTGATACAAAGATTGCAATGGCCCAAGAGAGACAATCAGAAGTCAAAAAGAATTATCTATTGGCTAAAAATATGAATCAAGACCTTCGAAAGAAATATGTCATTCTTTCTAATATTCTTTCTGAAACAAAAAAGGCTTTTGCTAGTGGTAATTCAGTTGACAAAAATAAAATTAAAATGGTTCTTTCTTATGTTGTTAAGGGTATGGATTTGGATACACAAAAATTCAGTATTCTTGCTCAGAAGTCTCAAAAAGCCATTACTTCTATTCTAGCTGGCGAACAAAAAACCAAAACTGAAAACTCGAAGAATTCGGAAATTAAAAATGAAGAGGGTAAGAAATCTCCTATCACTGCTTCAAATAGAAAACCGAATCTTCAAACAAATGGTGGTTATGGTAGGTCTACATCCACATTAAAAGAACAAAATGATGGAACGGATGAAATGATGATAGAGCTGAAAAAGCTAATTAGTCCCAAATATTAAAATAAACCTTGAAAATATAATTGGAGTGTGTTTTATAAATGAAGAATTATAACGCCCTACTTGCTCGTGATGTTTGGGCCAGTAGAACAAAGCCCCTGTTGATGAATGGTTATTCTGGCCAATTGGCCGAAGATATGAGCATTATTCTTGAGAATACTCGTAGAGCATTGCTTTCTGACGCAAAAGTAAATAATCTTATTTATATTCCTAAGGTTACACTTCCACTTGTTCAGCGTGTATATCCTAACACGATTGCACAGCAAATTGTTGGAGTTCAACCTGTAAAGTCTGCTCAAGGGACTATTCGTTTCCTTGACTTTGTTGATGAAACAACTGGAAATACAATGTATCCATGGACGAATGCTGCTGATCGTCGTAAGCATTCTACCCCAATGGAAGCCAGTCATGTGACAACCGACACTCTTACTGGTGCTGGTAATCTCACTACTTATAATGATGTTATTACAAATGAGTGGGCAGAAGGAACATTGATGCTTATTATGCACGATGATTCAGCTAATGCTGATATTCCTGTTGCTCAGGTTCTTAAAAATGGTGATGTTCGTCAGCTTGTTGCTTCTGTCAATGGGACTGCTTTTAATCTTGTTGGTAGCGTAAACATTAATACTCGTCAGGCTGTTCTGAATTTTAGCACTGCTATTGGTGATGCTGCTGATAGTTTCCGTTGGGATTACTACAAGAATTGGGAAAAGGTCATTCCTTTTGGTGCTGACCAGACTTTCAACAAGATTCGTCCTGTCCTGAAGTCTATTCCTGTCGATACGGTATCTCGTAAGCTAGGTGCAAGCTGGAGCTAAACTTATTGGTTCCTATTGATAGAAATATCAATACAATAAATCGGGTGAATTGCTGGAAGGCCCCTAAAAATCAATCAACTACAACGCAACCTGAAAAGGTATTCGTGAATGTTTGAAAATGATTGAGGCATGGGGTTAATCAGCAGCCAAGCCACTGAATGTCAATTTAGTATGTGGAAGGTTCAGAGACTAGGATTTGAGGCATGACAGCCAATAAAAATCCAAACAGTGCCCGACAACTTAAATTCATGTAAATGAAAAAGTTGAAGATATAGTCCACTCTTTAACGAACGAAGTTAAAGATAAAGTGATGAGTTCCTTGAAGACTTTGTTTCAAAGGTCGCCTAATTAGAAATAGTTAGGAAAAACAATTGGGTGAATTGCTGGAAGTCCCTAAAGCCTTAATACTACAACATAGCTGGAAACGGCAAGTGTGAATGTTTGAAAAATTTAAGGATATTACAATGGGTAATCAGCATCCAAGCTCCTGAAAGTGAATAAAAGTATGGAGAAGGTTCAACGACTAGATATTGAGCTATCACAAGCGATAATATATCAATAGTGCCCAACAACTTCATTTATATTCAAATATAAAAAAGTTGAAGATATAGTCTGTTCTTAGATGAAAGTCTAAGCTAACACAAAGTTGAAGCAGAATTTGGCGAAAATGGTGAAGATAAGATTGTTGATACTCTTTCACAAGTTATCTTGACTGAAATTGACTCTGAAATTCTTTATAAGTTGTTTACTGGTGCTTTCCATTCCAATTCTTGGAGCAAGACAATGCCCGGAACTTGGACAAGAGGCCCAGAGGAATGGTATAAGACTCTTATGGTTAAGGTCGAAGAGTTGAATGCCAAGATTTTCCAATCAACACATATTTCTGGTGCTACCTTCATGGTCTGTAGTCCTGCTACCGCTGCTCTTTTCCGTTCAATGAATGGTTGGCAGCCTAGTGGTTCAAATGTTGATAATGGTGGAATGAGTATTGGCACTGTCAAGGCTGGTTCTGTCCAAGGTCAGTATGATATCTTCGTCAGTCCTCTTGTTGAAAATGACAAGATTCTCATGGGTTTCAAGGGTAAGCAGCCTCATGAAACGGGTTTCGTCTATTCTCCTTATGTTCCTATTCGTCTGACGCCCGTGACTTACCAAGAGATGCCTACAATCATGGCACGCACTCGTTATGCTACAACGATGCTTCGTCCCGACTTCTACGGTGTAATTACGATTACTGTGTAAAAAATAGGGAATCAAAGAAGGGACTGGCCTATTTTGGTCAGTCCCTTTTTTTGTATCGCTAAAGTTAAAATGGAACATCGTGGATGGCTCACCCGGCAAGCACAAAATGAAAAATTTAAAATCCTTATTTTTATTGAGCACGTTATTCTCTAATGATTTCGTTCAAGTATTGATTTTTATTGGGATTTTATTTTTTGACGGTTCATGCCGGCTAGGTGAATTAGGACGTTCCGAAATTCAGAATCCTTTGTTTTATTGAATTTGAAACTTTTTGTTTCAATATCATATTTTATTTAGGCAGGCGATTTAAGTATGAAAGAAAAAGATGTTTTTAAGAAAGTAAAATCATTGATATCACAACAAGAAAAAGTATCTAAAAAAGTTGATGAGAAAAATGTCGATTCAAAAGATAAAAAAACTGATAATACAAGCAAGTGAAATTAACGAATATTCTGAATATATGGAATGGTCAAAAAAAGAATAATTGCCATCTATATAGAGATATGGAGAATGAATTTGATGATGATACGATTCTAGAACCAAGACAAAGAAAGCCACTTGGCTCTATTTATCAATTCATTTTCTTAACAACTAATCCTAAATTAAAAGATTATCCAAGTAGGCAAAAAAGTTTATTCATGACTACTTCACATGGTGGTTCTGGATCAGAAGATGTTTTTGGAAGATATCAATATGAATGTTTTTTGAAAAAGGGAATTAACATTGGTTTTGCACTTGAAGATTTCAATTATATTTTTGGTAGATCAAATAGGGATTTTGATCAATGTATGTGGGAATCTTCTATAATATTGATCAATTTTTATGATAAAACAAAACAAACTGTTCAAGATATTCAAAAATATTTTTCTCAATACTATAGTGGACAATCAATTGAAAATTTGTCAGAATATGATAAAAATAGATTGGAATCTTGTCTTTCAACTGCCAATAGACTGTGGAAAGAGGTTGAATCATCTGGCAAAGTAGGCCATTTTGTTTTGAATGATTTTGACCAGTTAAAAGATTATTTTTCCAAGAAATATGAACTCTGGACAGACTCACCTTGTTTAATTAAAAAAACTAAAACACATATTCCGGGGCAATAACAAAAAAGAGGAAGCCTTTATTCCGGCTTCCTCAAATTTTTGATATATTCTTCATGCAAAGTTTTTTCATTCATTTTATCTGGTGAGGGAAGTCCCCCTTTCTCAAGATAGTTCCAGTATAACAGAAAAGAGGCTTTGTGTCAAGCCTCTTTTTTTCCATACACTCGAACAAATTCTTTAATGTCATCAATTTCAAAAATCTTATCCTGAAAGAATTGTTCTCTATATTTCGAATCCATTTCCATTGTTTTTAATAGTCTATTGTTAGCATATTTTCTTTTCCAATAATCAACAATTGAATTTAAATCATGAATATCAAAATCGAAATCTTTTCTTGGAATCAATTGATCTTCATTTATTTTACCCTGTAGAAAATCAATTGTATTATCATAATATCTAGCAAAATAAATACCTTTTTCAAAACCAGATTGTAAATCTCTTGTTTGAATTTTATGTTGAGACATTAAAGCTTTAAAACCAGATTCCTTGTAATACAGATTTAATACATTCTGTTTTGGGCCGGTAGCACATGTATCATTCTTTGCATTCAAAGCATCATCATATTTTTTACCAAAATCTTTATCAATCTTAGCTCTCTTTAAACAATATTCCCTTATTTCAGAATATGTTTTTTCTAAAGGAGAAAGTATTATACTCCCTTTCGTGACCCCAAGAGTTTTCCAATATTTAGGCATTCCATTATATTGTGAATTAATTCCATACAAAGATGTTGTTGTCATTCCTGCAAGAATATCCCCATACTTTTCTTTCCAAGCCTTTTGAAAAAAATGTGAATGAAGCAAAAGACACATGAGTTTACCACCAGTTGTCATAAAACCAATTGGTTGAGTTGGGACAATTGATGATGCAATACATGTATTATTTAACCTCTTTGGGCCTTCAATCTTAACTGATTTATCCCACCCAATATAATTGTCTCTTTCACTCATAGCAATAACATCACTTGCAAGAGAAAACATTCCACAATATTTTCCATTGATTTGAAGAAGATATCTTAGATTCCTGCCAGGATTTTGAGACCAATACAATGTTGAAACAAACATTCTAAGAATTAACCAATCTGTTTTATATGGTTCTTTATCAGCATCAATAAATTTAATATCATTCTTTTCTCTCTCCATAAACTCCATCATATCATCAAAATTTTGTGTCTTTTCAAAAACAGATTTAATTTTTCTCTTATCAATTTTCGAAACATATTCTTTTAATTCTTCAAATTTAAGATGAAGGAGGTATGTTTTATTATCTTCAATTGATTTTAGATATTGAAACTCCTGTAAAATTCTTTTATTTAAATCTTTTGCCCATTCGTCCAAATCAGTTGGATGATCTTGAATTTCATAAACGTAAGGTTTACGTCCTTTTGTAAACATGTCTAATTTTGCCATCGTGTAAGTGCCCCCAAAACTAAATTAATATGAAACATTCTTATATTATAGAAGGTGAATTGTATATGCCAGACCCTATTAAACTTAACTTATTTGATGCCATACTTGATTCTCGTGGAATGGATGGTCTTCTAGAAAATAAAGTCGTGACTTTTAATGGAAAGACCTATCCTGAATATGGCCATGCCGTGACCGTCACGGGTGGTCCCGGAAGTGGAAAAACTTACATGTCAAATACTTCAATCCCAATTGATGTAAAGACAATGAATATTGATGATATTAAAGAAATATACGTTAAACTCTTAAAAAGAAAATTGGCAACTTTGACGAATGAAGCTGACAAAGAAGAATTGTTAAGACCATTTGGCGGACATATTCCTGATTTTAAAAATCCAAAAGACAATTCTGTAATGCATGAATTTATTACAGATAAAGCATATTTTAAGAAACTCCAAGAACAATTTTTTAATTCTAACATGGGCAAATTACCAAATGTTTTGTTAGATATTACAGGTGGCAATTTTACTAAACTTCAAGAATATCAATCATTCTTAAAAGGTCTTGGCTATTATACATCTATTATTTGGGTCATCACGGATATTGAAATAGCAAAACAACAAAATAAAAATCGTGATAGAACTGTTGATGAAGAATTTTTGATTAATGCGTTTAGTAATACAAAAGACTCAATGTGGAAAGCGGCTCATTTGCCACTGGTTAATACTGATGAATTTTGGATTTTATTTACACATCAAAAACAAAGAAATGATACTGCCATTCCTCTTAAAAAACAATCTGATGGATCATTTGATATTCCAGAAGATTTGAAATTAAGAATTGAAAGACAGTTAAATATGCATAATGCTATAATGCATCCAAAACCATCTTATGATAGATTGAATTATGAATTTAATGAATAAATGATTCTAAGGGAAGGATAATTATCCTTCCCTTTTATTGTTCTATTCCTCTACTTCCAATTGAGAATTTTTCTTAATCATTTCCCAATTACCTTTATAACTCTGAACAGTCAGATAGGCCAGATCAAAAACTTCCTTCAAAGAAACCGGTTTAAAATCCCACATATCAACACCGACATTAACAATAACATTATTCAATTTCTTACTATAAGATACTTTGAAAATATTATGAACGTGGCCACAAATCCAAATAGAATTAGGAACCTGTGCTACACAAGGATCATGGGAAAGATGAACTCGATAAACATTATCTTCCCATTTAAAATAACGATCAAGATAAGTGTGGACACCAGCAAAACCAATTTCTTGATAGGTAAAAGGATTCATAATATCATGATTCCCAAGAACCAATTTCTTTTTACCATTCAAATTTCGAATAACCTGTTCAAGTGCAGCCTTTTGGGTTTCAGAAAATAAGGCCAAATCCCCAAGAAAATAAGTGGTATCATCTTCTTTAACAATATCATTAAAAACATTTTTCAGAATTGTATTCATTTTACCTGCATTCTTAAAAGGACGTTGACAATACTTAACAATGTTTTCGTGGCCAATATGTAAATCAGCAGTAAAATAGATCATGTTCAAAACTCCTTTATCATCAATTTTGGATTTCTCTCACCCAACAAGACCAGTATACCACAAGTGGCCCATCTTGGCAAGTGAATTTCTAACAGGGTTTTCTTGGGGTTTTCCAAATAAAAATGGGGGGCGAACCTTGAAGTGTCCACCCCCACCATTTTAAATCATCTTTTTAATAGGAATTTTTTGACGAAAAACCATTGACTGTGAAAAAGTGATCACTGTTCCATTAGGAAAAGCACAATGGCCGCCAACCAATTCCCATCCTTCATCAATCCTCTGATTGACTTTTTCAACTAATCCTTCAGCAGAATCAGCCAATACAATCGTATATCTATTGTTTTTATTCAATTATTTATCACCTTCTTTGGTCTTTCCCGTTTCTTTGGTTTAACTTCTTCAATAACATCATTTTCAATTTCATCAGATTTATCTGATTTTTCTTTTCGTTTCATTTTAAAATCAGGACATTTCAACCAAGCTGTTTTACTAATTGTGAAGAATCCTTGACACCCATTCAAATATTTAATACATCTTTTTTCACATACAGGTGCAATATGCAAATCAAAATTTGTATTAATAACATCTTCATCGGAAGTATCAAGACCCTCTTCTTTTTCAAACTCTTCTCTCAAATATTGAGTGGCAGTCTTTTTAGTTTTCTTAAATGGATTCATTTTAGCCATTTAATCATCCACCTTAAATTTTTCAATCTCTTTCTGAATATTAGAAACACTGCCCGAAAGATGTTGTGATTCTTCACTGATTGTCATGGCTGCTTTCAAAGATTCTTCCGATGATTGTTTAATCAAAGACATTTCATGAGTTGTTTCAACAACAGATTTTGAAACAACGTCAATTGTTGATGCCATTTCCTGAATAGAAGATGACTGTTCTTCGGTAGCAGAAGCAACACTTTGAATTGAATTATCCAATACGTGAGTTTGTTCTAACGTATTATTCAACTTTTCTTTTGTTTTCTTTGCCAATTCAATAATGTCTTGCATTACTTTTCCAGCATCAAGAGTTATATTCATTGACATATCGGTATTATCAGATAGAGAAGTGATTTTTTCTTCAATTTCTTTTGTTGCTTTCTTCGTATCACCAGATAATTTACCAATCTCTTGAGCGACAACGGCAAATCCCTTTCCTGCATCCCCTGAAAGGGATGCTTCAATTTGGGCATTAATAGAAAGAAGGTGTGTTGATTTACTAATATCATCAATGATTCTTGTAAATTTTTGGACTTCTTCTACATTATTTTTAACCATTTGAATTCCTTCAATTGATTTAGAAGCTAGTTCACCAACACTCAAAATGCCATCAATTATTTTTTCTACTTCTTTAAGAACATTTTCAACATTTGTTTTTGTCGTTGATGATGCCTGTGCACTCTCGGATGAAGAACGAGCAAGAAGGGTTACGCTACTAGATATTTCTTCAATTGATGCAGTTGTTTCTTGGACAGCTGCTGAATTATCTTCTGTCAATCCAGACACCTTCACAATAGAATGATTGATTTCATCCATGGATGCCGTAAACTCTTCTGATAAAGCAGCAAGATTCTGACTAACATTATTAACACCCATTATTTCATTCTTCAGTGAAAAGATAAATTTTGAAATTGATTCTTCCATTTTACGAGTATTCTGAACCAATTGTCCAATTTCACCCTTAGATTTTAGAAGAAATTCGTTAGAACTATCTTTTCTAAAATCAAGTTTTGACATTTTCATCAAAACATTAATAATTCCTTTAATGGATTTATTCAAATTCAGAATGATAGGAATGATGATACCAAGAACAATAAGAAACCCTAGTCCACCAACTATTAACTGTTTGGTAGTTAAAGAAGTCAATATACTATTTAATTCTCTTTCAGGAAATACTATACCAACAAAAAACCCTTTAACTGTGGGAGAATAATATATTCTTCTATTTTCATTATCAATAGAATAATCTCCAAATCCAATTTTTCCTTTAATAATTTCTTTTCCTACTAAAGATAAAGATTTAGGAATAATGTCATTAGATTCAATGGAAATATTATCTCTAAACATTCTTTCTTTTTGAGGATGTGCTAATATCAACCCATCTTTATTAGTTAAAAATCCATATCCAACACCAAAAACTTTTAAATTATTAACCATATTAACTAAAACATCTAAATTAACATCAATTCCTACCACGCCTAAAAGATTACTTTTCTCATCATATGTAGGAGTAGTTATTGATATTACTAATTGTTTAGTTATACCATCAATATAAGGTTCAGTTATAACAGTTTTTTTATTAGAAACTGCTAATTGATACCAAGGTCTTTTTCTACAATCATATTCTAACCCTTCATCCCATTTAGTTCCATCAGAGAATTTACCTGACGATTCTAAACCGAAATAAACATCAGCAACACCTCTAACTTTATTTGTTATTGTATAATCAATCATTAAAGGTTGTAGAAAATCATCTGATATTACAAAATTAGATGTTCTATATATATCTCTTACATTAACAGATACATTTTCAACAATATTCTCTAAACTGTTAAAATAATTATCAATTTCAACTGCTGCATTATCTACAGTTGAAATTCCAACTTTATTTATCTGTTCCGTCAAAATAGAATTACCTTGATAGTAGGAAGTGAATGACATTCCCCCTACTACCAAGATAACAATAGATAAAATTATCCATAGTTTAGTTTTTATTGACATTTTAAATCATCATCCTTATTGGATAGAACCAAATTTAAATATTCTGTCAACTCTCGAAACTCTTCAATTGTTTCTTGATCAATTTCTTTTTGAGAAGTTAAAAATTTTGCTTTATGATTCATTGATATTCATTAATAAACTCTAGATAAAGTTCTTCTCTGACTCTCATTAAAATAATTCCTAATTTATTTTGACCCTTTCTGGTATAATAATCAACTCCCCATTTAGTATCGCCCCAATTATTGCCTTCCTCTAAAATAGTTCCTCTAGTTGCTATTAATGCATCTCTTAAATGTTTATGTTGTTTAAATTTTTCTTTAGCACCAATATACATTACATGTTCGCATATGGCATCCCAATCTTCTCTTAATTTAATATTTCTTCCTCGTCGTTTAGATATCCCGGCAGTATTTGATTCTCGGACATATTCAAAATCTTTTTCATTTGTTGCTTTATTAGCTTGGAACCAATGTTCTACTGATTGAAAAATTTTCCCATCAATTATAATATCAATTTCATAATAATTACTAAAGATAAATTTTTCTCCAGAAAAATCTCCTTTAAATTCTTTTCGTCGTTCCATAGGAATATCTCTCCTTTTTTAATAATTATTCGCCAAGATAATTTGGATCATTTAGATTCATATTCATGTTATATTTATAGAAAAATTGGTGAGAAAATTGCTAAGTCTCGATTAGCACAGCTTCACTATTCAAAGAGTTTAAATCAAAAAATTTACTCAAAACATAACAAAAATATTTCATCCAAATTACCTATCAATTTTAATACAAAGTTTAATTGGAAATTCAAGACTATTGTTCCCTGTTTTTGAATTAGTTGTAATGGTAGCATACTTCAATTCAATTTCCCCGCCAAGATATTTTTCACGATTGTTCCAGATTTCTTTTCGTTCATCCTCGTCAAACCCGGAACCACACCACGTTTCAACATAAGTTTCACCATCTGGCAAATATCCACAGCAACGAAGACTCCCTAGGGAATTTTTACACCAACCAGACCCTTCCTTAAAATCCGTGATTCGAAGTTCACATATCTTATGATTCGCTTCCATTTCCTTATCCATAATTGGTTTATACTTCAAAAGATCATCACTTCGACCAAAAGAATAAGCCATTTCTACACTTCGAAGCATAATCCCTTCTTGACCTTCTTCAAGATATTCTTGGCATTTCTCTTTAATCTTCTCATAGTCATTTTCAATTTCACCATATTTGACAAACTCAATATATTTGAAATTTTCATTTGTTCTCATTTCTTCAATTAGATTTACCATTTCATCAGTTGTTAAATTCTTCCCTTTAACCCCTAATGCAAAGATATTTAATTTCAATTCCTTTTTTCTTTTCAGATCATCGTGCTTCTCTGACATGACAATACTTTGAATCTGATGAAAAGGAATTGTTGTGCTGAATAGTTCACCATCAACAAATTGGAGATTATATTCGTCTGCTAACTGTTGAATTTCCAACACCAAGTGATCAAATCCATAAAGAGGAAGCCCCTTTCTTGAATTCAAAACGTCAGTAGTATTTTCAATCCAATATCCTCTTATTCCATTCATTTTTACACTTTCCCAAAATTTCTTTACCTTGGAAGATTTCTTTTTTGATTTAAAATCCATATAACTATTTGCCAATTGGACTTCAAATTGGGGAATATATTCTTCATTGAGAGCTGTATTGATTGTTTTAACAGCAATTCCAGATTCAAGAGACTTCTTAAAAATACATGTCAGAATATCAACATCTTCTTTTGTAAACTTGGAAGCAAATAAAGCAACCTCTTCTTTAGCCATTTTACCACTCAATTGCCTGGAAGAAAGTTTCTTCAATAGTTTTTCAAGGCCCTCAAAGTCATCTTCCATATGAAGCTTTCCATATTTGGAAGTTGTAGCTTTTGTAATATAAAATTTGACAAATGGATTATAACAATACCATAAAATTGCTTTAATTTTTTCATCTTTCAAATACTTCTGTAGGATAGAAATATGATCTTTCTTTCCCTTTGTCTTTCGAAGTTCTTCAACTAAATTAACGATGTTCATTGTTGACCTCTTCGATATAAACTTTCCTGCCATGATTTCTCAATGATTCTTGTTCACCATAAGCCAATCCCTTTTTTGTATGAATGTTAAGAACAATATATCCCTTTTCATTATTTGAAATTTCACGAAGTTCATACATTGTATTCTTCATTTTATCTATCCTCCTGATTTCTCTTCCTATAGTATTCTTTAACTTCCTCATTAAGATTAGGATTCTGAATACCAAGAGGGTCTAACATTTCTTCAACTTCTTCCGCATAATTCCAATCAACACAATAGAATTGGTCAAAACAGTTTTTATCCATTTTCTTTCATCTCCCTTTCAAATTCTCTATCCATTTTTTCTGCCACCAAATTTTTATATTCCGAGTAAGTTCTTCTTCCAAATTTAAAAGTCATATTTAACCCCTTCAATAATAATCAACTAAAATATTTTCAATTGGGATATCACAGTGATTCACGTGGCAAAATTTATTAATTTCATTATAAACAATACCATTTGCCCAATCTTTTTGATTGGCTTTAAAAATCAACATTTTAAAAGGAACTTGATCCTTATCAGATTGAGTAGAAATTTTAAAAAGCCTTTCATCCAAAGAACCAAAAACTCTTACGTCAAAATACTGAGCTTTTGTAATCATAAGAATCATCCTCCCTCAAGTCGTGCCACAATTATACAACAAGAGGGGCCTTTTGTCAAGACCCCTCCATTTCCCCAATTTATTCCTTTAAATCATGTCCAGTTCCATTTCCCCATCAACAATCTCTTCGTAGGACATATTGCCACGAACAATGTCAGCAATATATTTCTTTTCGACATTCCGACGAGCCTTCGAACGAGCCATCTTAATCTTATTCCTGGCTTCTGTTTCCGTAGCAGTATAACACCACTGGTCTTTCTTTGTGTAAATCTTCTGAACCATTTACTTTATTTATCCCCTTTCAGGACATGAAAAATTAGTCAAACACTTCATCTTGGCAATTTTGGCACATTTGAGAAATATGCCATTCTTTCCTTGACAACTCATCACGAAAATCATTTATATTAACTTGTTCTCCGCAGACAATACATTGATCATGATCATCATTAGGATTAATACCAAACTTTTCAGAAGCCACCTTTTTTTGAAATTCAATCAATCGAGCTTTTATTTCAAGTGGATTCATTTTAGCCCCTTTTCTTTGGCTTTTCAAAAGGATTTTCTATTTCACACCCACCGGGATACCCAAATAAATCCATGAGGCATAATTGGCACATATGTTGAAGTTGACTCATCTTATAAGATCGTTCATTTTTAAAATGGTTCCTATCCAAACTCAATCCACAAATTTTACATTTGGTTGAATCTGATTTATTTAATTGATTTTCTAAAAGAAACCCACTTTCCAAATATGATTTTCTATTTTCCAATTCTTCTTCCGTATAAGGGACATATTCATTTTCATTTTCCATTAGACTTCCACCTCCCAATCAACAATACCAGTATATCACAGATTATCAAATTTGGCAAGTTTATGATTCATCAGATTTTTTAAACTTCCATTCAACCTCTTCAATACTTTCCTCTAGACGATTTTTAAAGGAACCACCAATTTTCATTAGACATGTTTTAAACATTTCATATTCGTGTTTATTCAAATTATGAAAAGCTTTAAAAATTAATTCATAACAGAAATAGTTTTCACTGATCTATATGCTATCCAATAGAAAATTAATGACATTATATAAGGCATATACCAATCACCATTCATATTAATCATCCTCTACATCAGAAAATTCAGAAAGATCAATAGGTTTTGAAACATTATTCTTTTTAAAATTTTCCATTGATGAATCAATCATGCCCGATATTTCTTGTTTATCCCAATCCGATATTTTCAGAAGGGCCAATTTTGAACATTCTTCAAAAATCCCTTCTTCACGAAGGAAATCGTCGAAAGAAGAACCCCCTCGGATTATAATTTTTCATTTTCATCATCCCTATTTTTACGCATCCGCTTTTCGTTCCGACCAAAGGAAAAGGGATGCATTAAATGCCTGTTATCGCAGGAGTGGTGATTGTATCCATGTCCCCCATATGAGCTAAGAAAATGTCAGTGCCCGACAGATTGGCACCTGAAAGCATCAGCCCATCTAAAGTTGCCCCTGAAAGGTTTGCATTGGTAAGATCGGAATTGCGCATATCAGCATGTGTTAGGTTGGCGCCTGGTAGGTCAGCACCTGATAGGTCGGCATAGAACATATTCGCATCAGACATATTAGCATTTTTCAAATTCGCATCTGATAGGTCGGCATGGGACAGATCCGCATTTTTCAAGTTGGCACCGGATAGGTCAGCTTTGTGCAGATTTGCATTTCCTAAAAGTGCACCCGATAGGTCAGCGCCTGATAGGTCAGCACCTGATAGGTCAGCATTGTACAGATCCGCATTTTTCAAATTCGCGCCTGATAGGTCAGCTTTGTGCAGTTTTGCATTTCCTAAAAGTGCACCTGATAGGTTTGCGCCTGATAGGTTGGCACCGTAGAAATCGGCTTTGAAAAGGTTGGCGCCTGATAGATCTGCGCCTGATAGATTTGCGTATGATAGGTCAGTACCTGATAGATTTGCACCGTATAAATCTGCACCCGATAAGTCTATTCCAGACAAGTCTGTTCTAGACAAGTTTGCTCCAGACAAGTCTGCTTTTGATCCACCTATTCCTTTCCGCCACAACATGTGTTCCGATAATATCTTTTCTAATTGTTTTATAGATATTTTTTTTATAGATTTTTTTTCCATTTTCATCACCCCTTTTTATCTACCATTCTTTATCATCAACCATTGGATATGCTCGCCAATTAATCCCGTCATTCCATGGATATTTTAAAGTTTCACATGTTCCTTGAAGGTCTTTCAATCTCTGATTATCATCAATTTGATTCTGAATACACTTTATCAAATTCTCCAAATACTCATTATTCAATTCAATATTTCTAATTGTTTCTTGACAATTCAATCCTAACCGCTCCTGACGAATTCTTTCTTTATTAAAGAAAATACATGTTCTCATTGATTCTAGAACAATACCTAATTGCACTTTATTTAAAACAATTGGAAACATAATATCTCCCCCTATGTTTAAAGGGGAGTGTATTTCAACTCCCCAAATCAATTACCAATTCTTTTGAACAATTGTTGCAATCGTTTTGTTCAAAGTCTTCATGATATTCTTTTCTTCTGCCTTACTGATTGAATCCTGCCAATTTGGATTATCCTTCCCAAAATCCTTCAATGTATCAGAAGCCATTTCCTTCATCAATAATGAAAAATTCTTCTTCTCTTCATCATTCATCTTACTGGCAACCGAAGCAAACCGAGAATCACTAACATAAGAAATAATTTCATCTAGATAATTCTGAGCCTCTTCGGACATTTCAACTTCTGTTTTAACTTTAACTTTCTTATTCTTTTCAGCAAACTTTGGATTCTTATGTTTGAAAATTACCCTTTCCCCATAGCTTGTCTGGTATTCCTGATGCAACGGTTTAATAACATATCCCTCGGAAAAATTGTTTTCAATCGGAGGAAGTTTATATCTTATATAAGTTGGATCAAGAAATTCGGGATTCAGATTCAACATTTGATCTAACGTTCCAAATGCCATTGTTGTTGTCATTGGAATATCACACTGCATTAAAAATCTCATTACCAAATCCCAAGGAAGATACTGATATTCAAAATCATTGTCATTAAACCCATAACCAATTCGAAGATCATAAGCGGCAATATCATTAAATGGGGCATAAAACACTCGACCTTGAGCAACCTTGGCACCTTGAACTCTTTCAACTTCTGGGTGTGGATAAGAACCACCAAAAATTTCACAGTCAACAATAATAGATTGAATAACATAAGGGAATTTCAAATTATAACACCTATAATTCTCTCGAACAATTTCCAAAAGATCTTTCATTCTATCATGATACTTTTCAAAAATCTTATTAGACCCATTGAAATTATCTTCACTATTAATCAAACAGGATCGTTTAGATACCCGAACCTCGTTATCATCAACATAAAAAGAAAATTGGCTACCATCAATTTTATTGAGAGCAACAAATACTTCATCAGACGGCACTGTTTTTCTAATTTCATTGATAAACCTTTCCCTATATCCATTTTCAATATCATTATATTTTTCAAACTTCATCTTCATTCTTCCTTTCTATTTTTTCAAGTATTGATTTCTTTATTCCAATAAATTCTTGATACTTGGGAAATTTATCAAGGAATTTAAATTCCCGAATGACTATTGCTTTTTCATCCGGTTCAATAGTCCCGAAGGTGCAACCCTCATATCCTTTAACAACGATTCCAGCTGGGATAATTCTTTGATCTATTAGGATGTCTGCAAGAAGTCGATATTTGGCCATGAATCTCAAATCTCCTTTCAAATTTATATTATGCAAAAACAACTGAATCAGAATATTGTTCTAATTCTAAAAGTTTAGCCGGACTTGCCGTATAATGGCATTTTAAATGTGATCTAATTTTTTTATCAATGATTTTCAGAAGGGATTGTGCCAGGCCAAAATCACGATACCAAATAGTTGACTTAGAAAAATGATCACGAATTTCAAATGGTTTTGATCGAACAATTGCTTTTCTCATCATGTAATTGTCCAGATGACTGAAATAATTCATTCTATCAATGATATTGGACATAAATTCCTTATCTTCAACTTTATGAATCCTTTTATGGCAAGCATCACAAACTAAAATACATTTACCAATTTCCCGGAGAATAGATTTGTTCGACTCGTTATGATTAATCATATAAGAAACATCTTTATATTTCTCCAGACGGTTTCGATGATGAAATTGAAAAGATTCACTGTTTTTAATTGTGCCACAACACGAACACCGTGCATTCTTTTTTAATTTACTAACATATTCCATCATTTGTTCATTCATATCAAAAACCCCCTTGGCATAAAGAAGTCTTCATCGAACAAGACCATTATACCAAGGGGAGAGAAGATTGTCAAGCCTTTCTAGAGCAATTCGACGATATTTCGATAGAGGGCTGTAAATTTGTATTCAATCCGCCTATCAATATGGTAATGTCCAAAATAGTGATGTTTAAATCCATCAATATGTTCAACAGAAATCATATCAAGAAATTTCGACACTGGATCAATTTCTTTAGCCTCATGATATGGATCATAATAGACACCTGTTCCAAGAATTGTTCTCATTAAAGCTAATGGTGCAACATGAGTAAGAATATAATCAACTTGAAAATTATGTTTTTCAAAATTGAAATATGCATATTCCATTTCTTGATGGCTTGGAATTTCTTGGGGCCACCATGAAACGCCTTGAATACGCCTATCCTTATCTATAGATTTGCCACCACCAAAAACAAAAATCTTCTTATCATGGATATCAAATACTTCGCCACGGCAAAGACGAAACACAGAATCATTAATCCTTTGAACTTTTCCACCAAATTTTTCTTCAATTGGGAGACTGTCTAGATAATCAAAATTCTCATGGTTGCCATCAACAAATAAAGTTGTCCATTTCTTTTGATGAAACCAATTCAAGTGGTATATACATTCTTTATCTAAACGCCATGGCACTCCAAAATCCCCAAGAATAATGACATAATCATCTTTGGTCAATTCTTTTCCAATAGAAAATTGTTTGGAAGCAAGTTTCTTAAATCCAAAATCAGCGCCACCATGAGTATCACCAGTAATAAATATTCTTCCCATATCATCCTTCCTCCCTTTCTTTTTCTTTATATTTATAATACAAAAGATTTATAGAATGCAACCAATCTTGAGTATTCTTTAATTCAATTTTTTCTTCTTGAGCACAATCATACATTCTCAATAAGAAACATTCTTCAATACTTCTTTTGCCCCTCCTAATTTCTGACTCCATCGTTTCTTTTAAATCATTATAAAAACGATCTAGTTCAGTCATAGGAATCACTTCTCTTTTTATCATCAAATTCAAAACAAAAAGAGAGTAGAGGAATCCCCCTACTCTCTCATTTTACCACATGTGAGACGGTTGGGCCCATCTCTTTAATTTTTAAAAAGTGATGTTCGTTTGAAGCCGAATCATGTTATCATCATTCAAAAGAACATTATCATAGTCAACAGTATCATATTCAAAACCAAAGGAAACAGAAGGAGTATAATGATATCTTACACCAACAGACCAATTAGAAACAGTTTGATCAAGAAGGTTATCCGAAGAACGATCATTATCAATTTTCACATAACGAACATAACTATTAAACTTTTCATTCCACTTCTGGTCAAGTTTAGTATAAAAAGAAGTTGTATCATAACACATGGCATTATTGACATTGTTCATAGCAAAAAGAACATCTGCACCAAAAGGAGCAAAAGGATCGTTCTGGAGCCAAAAACCCTGACCAAATGAACTATACTCAACATAAACAGAAGTATACTTTAGAACATTCTGATCAACAAATCCATAGACCTTCCAAGCAGAAGGATCATTCAAATTATTGATCTGCCAAAAAGTTTCATTGTCCTGCTTCCAATATTCCCCGCCAAATTTAAATCCACTCCAAGGAGTAAGAACCAATTCCGTTCCAAGAACCGAAATATCATCATCTGTTCCATTAACATTCACAGCATCATAATTCCAATAATCATAATTCAAACCAAAAAGAATCCAATCCGTAGGAGTCCAATTGAATTGGACCCCATAAGTCATTACGTCAGAACTCACATTCTGAAAAACGTCCTGATTCATCATATCAGAAGCAGATTCCTGACTGAAATATGCTCCAAAACTATAATAACCAGAAGTCTTACTAAAAATAACTCCATCCTTCTGAACCATTCCAAACCAAGGGCGATAATCATAGTATTCATACCAATTATGATTAAAACGGCCAACCCTCATTGTAATATCCCAAGGAAGAATTACATCAACATAGAACTGACGCCAATACACTTCGGAAAGATTTGAATCAGAACCAGATACCGCCAATTCAGAATTGAATGTAGTCTTATCATCAATATACTTCTTGAAATAAAGAGAAGCTCCGCTACCATTACCATCATTGAAATAAACACTATTTCTATTACTTACATTATAAGGGGAATTGCCTTCACCAACAGAATCATATCTAACAGCCATATGACCATTAATCTGCCATCCGCCAATACGTTCTTCAATAACCTTTAACCGATAATCAATCTGTTCAACACGAACACCAAGAACATCCAATTCATCCTTATATTCAACAACTAACTTCTTGAGAATTTCAAAATCACTCTGAGAAACCTTATTCAAATCTACTAAAGCAAGTGTCCTAGCAATGACTGTGGCCATTTCATAACGTGTTGTAGACTGGTTTCCACGATAAAGACCATCAGGATACCCAATAACGACACCATTAGCAGCCAACTGACTTACTGCATCATAACTCCAATGGTTCATAGGAACATCCATAAAAGGATTACTTGCAAATGCACCAGAAACCATAACCAAACACAACATCAAACTCATAAATACTTTCTTAAACAACTTGCAACACACTCCTTAAAATATTGCAACCTGTTATTTGAAAAGTGGCCTAGTTTCCTTTTCAATCAGGCTACAGAATTAATTTTATTTCTTTTGAACTTTCAAACTTAATATTGAGGTGAGACAATGACCAACATATTTGAAACACTCAACAATTTAATTGCTGGTATTTTATTAGAAAATCACAATTATGCCAGTATTGCTTTAACTGGAAAGACGACAAATCTTCCAAACAAATTGAAACAATGGTATTCTGCTAATTCTAAAAAGATTAAAGAAATTGATCCAACTTTTTCAAAAGAAAAATATTTAAATAATTTGCACATGACAATTTGTAATAGATTCCACATGGCACCTGATCAATACCAGTCATTAATTGATATTGTTAAATCTTATGGAAAAACAATTAAAATTGAATGTGGCACACTTGATTTCTTTGATAATCCTAGAGCAAAGAGTTTAGTTATTATGTGCAAAGATGTTGAAAATCTCGAAGATTTTAGACAATATATTATTCAACAATATGAACAACTACCAAAAGAAAAAAAGAAAAAAGGTGGTCAACCAGTTATTGGCAGACAATCTTTCACACCACACATAACAATTGCACAAACAAAAGACTGTCCACGATGGGCAGAATTCAAAGGAGATACATTCTTTGAAGGATTAAAAGTTTCATTCAATCGTGGTTTAATTGAAATGACCGATGAATCAATTTATTATCAAGATTTAAAACAGCCAGAAATTATTCCAGAACCACAATCAGCAGAAGAACCAATAGAACAAACTAAATAGATCAAGAAAAAAGGGATAGCCTTTCGACTATCCCTTTTTGTTTTACTATTACTCTTCGCCGTTTACAAATTTCTTCAGCGAGCTGGAAACCTTAAACAGAACCTTCTTCTTGGCAGGAACCTCAACAGCCTCACCAGTCTTGGGATTACGAGCAGTGCGAGCCTCAACATCCTTCACACTGAACGTCCCTACACCAGTAAGACGAACTTCACCTTCATTAGCAATTGCCTCGGTAAGAGTGGCAAGGAAAGCGTGATAAGCTTCTCCCGCAACCTTCTTCGTGGTGCCCATATTCTCAGCCAGATTGTCGATAAAAGCCTTCTGGTTGAAACCCTTTTCCTCTACAACTTCCGTATTAACCTTCGTTTCAGTATTCTTAGCCATTTTACATCGTCCTCCATTAGACAATAATATAGTTTTTATTTTTTGTGTTGTTTCCCAACTACAAACAAATTTAAGTTGTTTCTTCAATCAATGTGAGTTTAACTTAATGGGTCGGCGGATCATCGACACTCATTCAATCACCCTTTCAAACTTTCGAAGTTGTTCCTCATCTGATAGAATCAGTATACCACATCTCGATCAAACTGGCAAGTGTGAACTTTAACTTTCCATGTTCCGACTTTTTGAATCTCATCTTCCGTTTTCCGTTTTCCAAACCTGATGAATTTAGTTTATCATAAACTTTGTTTTGTGTCAAGCCCCCAATTTTCGGGAACCCTACTTTTTAAATCCTGTTTCCCTCAACAAAACCAGTATATCATCTTTTGATCAAACTTGCAAGCGTGAACTTTGTTGTCATGAGGAAATTGTTCCCGCAATTTCTTCACTCGTTGTCAACTTCTCTTGGTTTCCAGACCTGTTGAATCCATTGTATCATACCTTCTAAGTTCTGTCAAGCGGCAATTTTGTTCCTGCCCTGATACAAACTATCTGTGAAATTCCAAAAATAATTGCCATGGATTCTGCAGAATCCACTTCAAGAACAACTTTGATATTCAATTTTCTTTATCAAAAATCCCACCTTTCAGATTTTTTGGGGAAGTCCCCTCTCAACAAAACCAGTATACCACGACTAGGAATTTCTGTCAAGGGTTTTTCCGAAAAGATGATCAAGTTCCTCATCAGAAATCTCCGGTTCCTTCGGCTGCAACTCTTCTTTCCAATATTCCCGAAGATTTGAAATAGATGTATGAATACTTTTAAAAGTATTCTTATTTATTTTACCCCAAATATCCCATTCTCCATTTTTCAATTCGACACTGATAATATACTTTTTAATTGCCCCAAGAGTTCTATTGGGGATTATATTACGTGGACAAATATTGACAATAGATTCGCCAGAAATCCATTCACCATCAACAAATGCCTGAATAATTCTTTTCTTATCTATTTCTTCCTGTTTCTGTTTTTCTATTTTCTTTATTTCTTCCTGAATTCTCTTTTCCCTCAATTCACGATCAATTTTCAAATTCCATTCCTTCAAAGCATTTTCATATTTAACCATAAATTCTTCCAATTCTTTTCCTTCAAAAAAACATTTAAAGACAGAAAAATCATAAGGATTTGAATCTTGATTAAATTCTAAAAGTTTTTCCCGAATCTTTTCAATTTTTGTATTTTCAATAATCTGTTGTGCTATATGATTCGATTGATCCATCAAATCTCTTTTTGAACAGATAATATAAAGATGACCATTTTTGGTTCCGTAATCAGTATAAACATCATTATATAAATCCATTTTGGTTCTAAGCTGATAAAAACTAACTCCACAAACTTCACCAATTAATACAACCTGTTTCTTAACTTCACCTTTCCACATTGCAATTGTTTTAATCATAATTTGCACCTCCAAAAAAGAATTGGGTCTGCCAAGAATTTCTCCCTGACAAACCCATCATACCACCTTTTGACTATCCTGTCAAGGACTAAAAATCACCCTTGATGAAACCCGACACGACCGAAGGAACATCACTACTGAAACTGGCAATGTCCAACATACCCTTATCACGAGGATCAGCAATCGTAAAAGAAGTAGAACGAGTAGCCATTACGATTGACTTTGAATCCTTACCCATTGCTTCACGATAATTCTTCAACGTCTGATAAGGATGGCCTTTGCCACACCAAGTTTCATTATCTGTGTGAACAATGAAACAATCCACATCAAGTTTCTGATTCTTAGCATATACCATAGGCAAGGAACAATCTGTTCCACCAAAATTAATATTCTGAATCTTCCGAAGAACTTCCTTCAAAGACATGTTCTTTGTAATTGACAATGTAGAAATAGAATGGTTAAATGCCACTACATGAACATTCTTTTCTGTTCTTACCGTTGTCATGGCAAATGCCGCTGAAATTTCTGCATCTGTCAAAATTGGCGTTCCCATACAAGCACTAGACATAGAACCGGAAACGTCAAGAGCCAACAGAATATTCTTTCCCGTAGGTTCAACGTAATGGAAAGAATCATAGAAAGCACCTTCAAGGGCACTGGCAATGGCAGGAACATGATCCCAAGTTGAACTTCCCTTGCGGCCGCGAACATTGCCATCACTCTGATACGTCTTCAAGGCAATAAGAACATTGATAGGATGGATACGAGCCTTCTTCAAATTCTCCGAAGATTCAAGTTTTTCAATAACCATCTTGGTATACTTGCCAAGAGGAACCAACAGACCCGCTCTTGTCATATTACCAAGATTACGAATCATGGCCGTCATAGGCATACCAACATCCATCAATGCCGCCCAAATATCAACGTCAGTCAAATATTCCGTAGGAATAACTTCACGAGGCAAACGATACTTGATAACATTTTCAATGATCTGTTCCTTTGTCATGGAACCCAACTTTGAAGCTACATAAAACGCTTCCAAAGTTTCAGGAACATTCATTGCCATATTCATTGTGGCCGGTTTCGTCACCCAATTGAAAAGAGTTGCCATATCACCGTCAACCTTTGGATGGGAAACTCTCAAAAGATCACGATGTGACCAGTTTTCACGATTCTTATACTTCATCATCTGATAAGCTGCATCAGAAACAACCTTTGAAGTATACCACTTAGCAACAGCATTCTTCAAGGAACGGCCCCAACCACGCATTGAATTGCAATACTCCGCAAACATCATAATATGTGTTCCAATACGACAAACATTATTCAAATTCTGGAAGGCATATCTCTTCACATCATCATTACCATAAGTAGCCACAAGAGCCAGTGCAAAGATAGCAGGATCATTCTTTGCAGCCAAACCCTTATCGGAAACCTCAACAATCATATTGACAACTCGCATTCCATCTTCCTGAATGCACTTAATCAAATTATCAACATTATCTGTGGTAATTGACTTGGCATCAGCATAATAGCTATTACTCTGGCTGCCAATAATCAAGAAACGTTTAAACATATCCCAAGGGGTAATCTGAAAAACATATCCCCCGGCATTGTTCTTTACCTGATTCTTTCCGGGAACCTTTTCTGTCTGTGCAATGTTCCCACCATTATTCATACCCTTGGCTACATTAGAATATACTTTCTTGGACATTTATATCAATCTCCTTTAGATTGTTTGGCTCATTCAATGAGCATATTTGATCGGCCCAAGTTTCACCGTCTTCCATTCATCGACAAAAACTATTGTATCACATTTTGGTCAGACTGGCAAGCACCAGTTTTTCTAGATGTTATATCCAATTAATTTATCAATGTGAACCATAGCTTTTTCAAGTCTCTTGTCATATTCCAATTCATCAACAATTATGATATTTTTAAATCCATAAGCAATATAGCTAACGCCAAGATCATTAAAAAATTCATCTCGTTTTTCTTGTTCCTTGTTCAATCTCTGACCATCATCAACCCATTTAACATTTGGAGCAAGCAAAATCACAAGATCATATTTTGAAGGATCAATATATGATTGAACTTTTTTATTTTCATGACCCATATACATTTTAGAATATGCATCAGTTATGACGGCATCAGTATCAAAAAATGCAACTCTGTTTCCCGTTCTCATTGCTTTATAATCTTCTTCATATTGAAGATGTGCAATTCTGACAAAATCTTCATCAGTGAAAATATTTTCATTCCCACCAAGATAGTGTTTAGCATAATCTCTTCCAACTTCTTCTGACCAAGAAGTATTATATATTTTTGCCAATTTCTTTACCAAAGTTGTTTTGCCAGAACTTTCAGCACCAGCTACTAGAACTTTTTTAATAAAGAAAGGTCTTGCTGAACCAACAATATAATCCCAATGTTTTAAAGGATTACTTCTTACAAGTGTTCCTGACAACCTATTATATCTTGAACGTTCACTATCTTCTACTGTGACAACTTCACAATTTGGAAAATATTTCTGATAATATTCTATATCTTGTTTTTCTCCGGTGAATATAACATTAATTTCTTCTGGAAGTGTTTCTTTTACCATATCAGACCACATTTGCCAACCTTTGGGATATTCGGGAATGTCATCAGATTCTTTTACAGAAACAATTTTGATATTATCATATCCTTGAATTTCCTGACTAAGCCATTGCATTCGAAGATTTTCTGTCATGTGAGGAATACCAGCACTTTGACAAAGTTTTTTGTCAAGAGATTCCCTAACACAAAGGACAACATATAACTTATCACACATAGCATGAGCTTTCAAAATAGATGTTAGGTGGCCTCTATGCAATGGAAGAAATTTGCCAATGAACATCCCTATTCGTTCCATGATTATCTCCCCTTTCGATAATTCTATAATACCAGAAGGGAGAGAGTTTGTCAATCTCCCTCCCAATTGTCGAACTATTTCAAGAAATCCTAATTATTTTCCTTCGAATTTTTCTTCCAAAGAATATAACCATAAATCGAATTAATCAAAAAAGCAACCCACATGATTAGAATAGGAGATGCCCAACTAATGCTTGTTGGATCAGCATATATGACTGTGCCCCACATGACAATTGTAATGATATTTGTCAGAATCCAAAACAACCATTGTTCAGCAAATGCCAATGTCATTAGAATCTGTCCGAATATTTGAAGAGTTTCCGTTGAAGAATCAAACATAGCTCCAAGATAAGGAATTCCAAAAGTTGAATCAATATATGTATAGATTGAAGCATTTCGTTTCATAACTTCCGTGAACAAATTATCTACACCATTGAGAAAATATCCAAACCCAACCGTAATCATTATTCCCATAATCAATACAATCAAAAACTGTTCCCATGTCAACGACCTAGATTTAATATGAACATTATCCTTTTCCATATAATACTTCTTCCAGAAAAACAAACCAATGAACTGAAATGGAAGAAAGAAAAAGATATTTAACAAAGCATCACCATAATATCCAGTGAGATAAGCAATATATCCATAAGTTATACATTGAATCAATCCATAAAAATAATTACTAATTGTTCGTTGAGCTACCAATAGAACACAAAGAACGCCTGTTATAGCTGATACTGGGCTAATTACGAAATTCAAAAATATACTAAAATAACTATCCCATGATGTTGACTGAAAAGAAAAATAAAGTGTTGATCCAAGAATGGCAAGAATGAAACTGCCAGCCCAAACCTTTTCCCAAGTATTCCATTTGTTCAATTGTATATCAATTAGTTCCCGCATTTGAACACCCCATATTTTTCCAATAGCCAATCTTCAAGATTATCATCATCACAAAAATACTTTCCATGACGACTTTCATAGAATCCCGCACCTTCACGAATGAGGTCTTTATAGGTCTTAATCAAATAATCGTTAATCTCTCTTTCTACACGATTTGTTGTTGATAGGATCGAACTAACTTTAATATCATGTTCAAGATTATTAGCTAATTCAAGCAATCTATTAAAATATTCCTGTTGTGCCTGTTCTGTCAGAATATCAAATTTCAGACTTCTCAAAAAAGATTCTTCTGCCAATGGATATTCATAATCACCACGAACAAGAATTTCTTTTAACTGGAAACATGTTCTAAAAGCGTGTGCTAACGACTTATTATCAAATTCATTTTCTCTTGAACGGTTTCCATATTTATCCATTTTCTTTTGATTGATACTCTCATCCTAAAGGAATGAGATTCTTGAAAAGTTTGATTTCCTAAGAAACCCTTATTTTCAATGGGTATACCAAAATGCCCTTTATCTGGTCAGGCGTTAAGCCAATTCCAGTTGCTTTAAACGAACCTGAATTAATTATTAATATTTTGATATTAATTAAATTTGTGTGTTTGAAACCCTGTCGATTGACAGTCTTAATATCAAATAATTAACTCACTTTCATCTACCACCTAAAGATGGTAGTTTTCCCGTTCGCTAAAATTATAAAACTTAAAATCTTCTTCATTTTATATCTCCTTTATTTAACTAAGTCTTACAATTACTTTATAAGTTTTCATATCCATATCTTTAATCCAAGACAAATGAATCAAACCATTCAAAGGACTATCTGTAGCCATTTCAACCAGATTGATTTTAATCTCTTCGTTGTTGCTTTCCAACTTCCAATTCCAATCATTTTCATGGCTGAAACCGATTCCAAATTCATGAACTAATTTAGAAATCTCAACAATGGGAACAGTTTTCCATTCCATTTCAGAAATCGTGCGCAAACCTTTTACAATTTTGTTTACATAAACAGTTTTAATTTCCTTAGGTTTCGTGATCTTTTTCAATATAATCACTCTTTCAATCAAGATAATTCTATTATATCAAAAACGGGGAGACTTGGCAATCCTCCCCAATTCACTACCTTAAAAACCTATCCGCTCATCTGCACCAATTGAAATATCTTGTGTCAAACCCTTTTCTTCTTTCTTTTTCATAACATATCTTTTAGCTGGATGTGTTGCATCCATAATAGCATCAAAATCCCAAATTGTTAAATACATATCATCAATCAATACTCCATCATGTTCTGCAAAACCCAGATTAGAAGTCATTGTTTGATTGCCAGCCAACATATCAGCATAATTCTCAAGATATTCTGGTTGAATATTTGAATATTCATACAACCAAAAAGCTATTTCAAAAGAGGGGTCATATACATCCAACTTGCCCTTTTCATTCATTCGAAATTCCCTTTCTCTAAGAAAGTTGAAAGATTTTTTGAAAAACCTTATACATAGGTTTCCTCAAATATTTTTTTAGATCAGAAAAGGAAACTAATTTACATCCATCAAATTCAGGGACAGTTTTACCTTTTACATTTGTGAAATAGGAAGTGCAATTCAAACTTTTAATATTAGGAAGTGATTCAAGGGGCCAGAGAAATAATTCCAAATCCTTTGTTTGTGTATATTCAAACCGCCCTAAATTTGTCAATTGACATTCCTTTACATCTAATCCAGTTTCTTCTTTCAGTTCACGGATAGCCGTTTCAATAAATTTTTCACCATATTCATGCCTACCTTTAGGAATATCATATTGAAATCCACATTCTGTAGCATGACCAACTAAAACTCTATTACCATCTGTAATAATAATTCCACAACTAACCACTTTCGTCATTAAAATTACCCCCTCTTATTTAATTTTATCACCTCTCAATATTAAAAAGTGGGGAATTTCACCCCACTAATTTAGTTCAAGAGAACACTCGTGTCAAGAAAAACAACTTCCTTCTTACCATTCTTCATTTCAAGAATCTGATTTTGATACTCTCAATCTAAAGAATTGAGATTCTTAAAAAGTTTGATTTCTCTAAGAAATCCTTATTTTTAAAGGGAATACCAAAATGCCCTTTATATGGTTAGGTTTTATAACCATTCCATTTACTTTTCTTAATATATTAATAGCTCCATTAACATCAGCATTAATATGAAATTCTTCTTTGGTTTTAAACAATCCCCTTTTAATCCGTTGTCCCATATATACATCATGGTATTCAATTGTTTCATTATCAATACATGAACATTTTGAAGTATAGGATTCTTCAACTTCTATATATTTAATTCCAATTTCTCTTGAACGATATGATAATTGTTGAAACAATTGACCAAATGGAATTTGAACAAAGTTTTGATTGTTCTTGGAACCCAAATTGATTTCTCTTTTAATATCATCATTTTTTCCAATGACAATATTTCCAATATCATTTTTAATGCAATAATCAATAATATATTTTGCTGATTTTCTCATAAAATCTGTTACACGATTATTTCTCTTTTCTGTTAATGAATACATTCGTTTAGTCCATTTTTTATTCTTTTGTTTATCTTTAATGGAAGATAATTTAGCAATTTGTTTATTCCAATAATAATTAATATTTTTTAGTTGTTTCCCGTTCACAATGAACGTCTTATTATTGGATTGATCAAAACAAGTCATTAAATTATTGATTCCAATATCAATAGACAAATATGAATTTTTATTTAGACTTAAAGAATTAACTGGAGATTCATAAATAATTTCAAGATCAAAATATCTTAATTGCAATCTAGGTATTAATCTAACTTCTTTTATTTTCTTGCTTTTTATATAATCTGGAATATCAAAAGAAATATCTTTAATTCCAACCTTTTTTGATTGACTTGATACACCAATATAAAGCTTGCCATTTTTGATTCTAAAAGCACTTGTTGGAAATATCAAAAGAAAATAATCTTCCTTTTTTAGATAATGGGGCATTTGTATTTTATTATATTGATAATTCCCTTTCTTAGCTTTTTTTAATAATGCAAAAAAGGATTTAAAAGACCTATCAGCAACTTTCATTGTTTGTTGAGCTACAGCACTTGGCATTATTTGATAATTTTCATTTGATTTGGAGATATGATAATTTGATTCATATTTTAAATACTTCTTTTCAGCAAAGAATGTTTGTCTAATATTATACAATGAAACATTATACAATCTAGCACTGTGCCAACACATTTCTTTTAAAAATTCATATTCATTTGTTTTTAAATGTTTAATTTTGATTTTTGTTGTTTTAAAATCCATTTGCTATTTCGCCTCCTTTCGTTATTAACTTTACTCGCTTTCATCCCCTACCTAAAGATAGGAGTTTTCCCGCTCGGAGAATATAAACCTTCACAGAAGCTGGAACATTATTCCACTTTTCCAAGAAGAATTTAACGGGCCGACCACGAAAATCCTTTACCAGAACAACACCAGTTTCCTTATTATCATTTTATAACACACTTTCAATTTTGTTTTGGAGGTCTTTCCCCCCGACAAGAAAAGTATATCATATCGGGGGAATTCAGTCAAGCTATTTTAGAAAATTTTCTTCACCAAAAATTTTCATGGGCCAGCCCTTCGGAATACTACTGATCGTCTTCACCTCTACAAAAGCGATATGTGGAGGCCCTTGTGAATATATCTCTTCTTCTTCATCTTCCCCTTCTTCCCCTTCTTCATCCACTTCTTCATCCCAAAAAATTTTCATGGCATCGTCATATCCTTCCCAATTATCGACGCCACAACCTTCAAGAGCTTCAAGTTTTCGTTCAGCCTTCAAAAGTTCCTGATATCGGGATTCACTAATTTAAACAGTCAGCTTTATTTTAACATCCTCCTTAATTGTCTTCATCTTCTGTATTTACAACCACTTCAATATTTTCAGTGTCCTTCCAATATCTTAAGAAACGTTTTTTAAATTTCTTTTCATCAATCAACTGATTCAAAAACAATTCTATAGCCAAACCAAAAGTGATATCACTAAAAACAGACTTGGCTTTAATGGCATATGCTTTTCTTTCAAGTTCCTTGTTTGAATTATAAAAATTCTGAGCGTTATTCAAAAATTCATTATAACGATTTACAACATCCTTTTCAATCATTTCAATAAACTTGATCAAATAAGGGGAATGCCTAAACTGATTTTTAGCATCATCAATCTTTTCTTCCAAAATCATTTCTGCAACAATTCTTTTGTTAAGAATATTATCACGAATATGATGATTCTGGATATACAATTTTGTTTTGACTTTTACCATTTCACCATTAGTGAAATGAACAACAAAACCTTCAATATTCTTAATCTTATCATTGACACAAATATCCAAAACTTCCGACAAAGAATAATGATACTGTTCAACAGCAATAGTATTGAAAGAGTGAATTTCATATTTACCATCGGTCATATTACGAGAAATGATATAACGAAGTTCTTCAACACAGTTATAATTCAAAACATGAGGATCACGAGGTGAAATCAATTCAAACATAGGAGTGAAACCATTTTCAATATCATTGATAATCTGACCTTTAAAGAAAGAATCACGGTTTACAATTTCCATTGCAATCTGAGCCTGTTCTGAATAACTATTCATTTTGGTTTTAGCATGAAGATTGCCATTAACCATAAAGAAAAGAATCAATGAACCATCAACCTTTTCAAATACACCACAAGGATTCCATTTAGAAATAACTTTTTCTTCGGTAAAAGGATTTTCACCATAATTAAAAAACTTATGAAACCCCAAACAAACAATTTTACCAGTATTCTTTTCAAATGAAATACTTCTCAAATTCCTAGCAAACTGTCGGTCAAAATCTGAAAAAGAAGCCAAACGATAAGAAAAACTAATAATTTCCACACCATCAACAATTTCAACTTTGGAAATAAAGTTCTGGCAAGACTTGACAACATTCAGGCAATTTTCCAAAGAAGGAATTTTCATCGACTTTATGAACTTGGGCTGAGTCATGATAACCACCTCTTCAATCAGGATGAATCTAGTATACCACGAAAAAAGAAAGTGGGCAAGCCCCTTAAAAATCAGACTTGCCCCATTTTTCATTTAGTTATAGTAGAAATAAATTTCATCCATTTCATCGCCCATA